CTTCTTCAACGATTTCTGGGGTTGTGTCTTCGGACATTATTTACCTTTCGAAAGGTTAGGGGGAGGGGGTACACCTCTATTGTCCGTTATTTAATACTTATTTGCAGTATTAACTAGAACGTTGTAGTAGTAGGCGTGACTGAAGCAGTAGTAGTACTCCAACTACCAAGATTTTTAGTTCCTCCAGCTGTGGTATATGTTGTAGCAGTAGTTGCTCCCGTAATTTTTGTAACTCCAGCAGAAACTGTTGATACAGCGTTTGCCGTGTAGTTAAACGTTACGCCACTGACAACAATTCCAGAAGAAGGAACAGCTCCAGTTGTAGGTATTTTAATAATAATTGGGTCTTTAGTAGTAAATTGATATGCGGCTAAAATGTAAACGTAAGCAGTATTATTTCCAGAAACATTGACGTTGGGTCTACCAAAACCATTAAAGTCATTGTTTGTTATAAGACTTCCAGTAGCTGGAATAAAAGAGTTATTCCAATTTTGTGTTGCAGTACTACCATTATCTGTGTATTTAGCTATCAACAATCCATTTCCAGTTTTACCAGCAATATATACGCTAGTTACAGTAGAAACTGTTTCAGCATAAACTGAGACGTTATTCGTAGATTCAGAAGCAGCTCCTGCAATTTTATAGGACCAAACCACTGCACCATTAGTGTCTAATTTGATAAGCGTAAAGCTATTGTCAATTTGCCTACCAGCAATGTAAGTATTGTCAGATAAAGTAAAAGATGTTGCAGAAAGTAGTGCTACAGAAAGAAGAGAATCCCAAACTATGGTTGCAAGATTTGAAGCATTAATTTTTAATACTTCAGCAGCTGTGCCTGTAAACGAGCCTTGAACAATAATTGGGTTATTAGATGAGTCGTAAGTAGCATATGAAAATGATTTATCAATACCAGATACTCCATAACTATAAGTATTTACAGAATTTCCAGAAGAATCAGTTTTTCCTAAAATTGTTCTAATAAAAGAACCTGTGCCATCATCACCGATAATATACATAGAACTATCACCAGTTTGCATCATACCTAATACGTCAGTAAATGCGTTTGCATTCCAAGCAACCGAACCAGCAGCACCTCCGCTAGGTGTTAAATCAGATGCAGCAAATGTTGGAGTAGGATGGTCAGTAACCGTGTTATTAATAAAAGCTATTAAATTACCATCATTTTTTTTCTGAAGTAATTGCCTATTATTGGCACTTCCAGAACCGCTTTTAGCTGTTACTGCTGGAGTAGAAGTATCAATTCCTGAAAGTTTTATCATATAAGCAGAACTTCCATTAGTAGTACTTGCACTACCATACATATATGCAGATGTACCAATTACAACTAATTGAGACACAACAGGAACGTTTGTTCCCACAATCTGTGCAACAAATCCGCCAATAGTTGCTCCACCACCAGAACCTGCTGGGATATAAATTCGCCCAATGTTAATTGCAGGCTTAAAGTTAATCTGCGTAGTACTCTGCCTAATTTTTGGCATGAGTTATCGAACAATAGTTAGAGTTTGTACAGTAGAAGATGCAGATGATACGGCGTAAACAGTTTCTCCTGAAATAAGGTTGTCTAGTGAGATAGACGAACCTGAAGCAACCTTAATACCATTAGTTGTGGTAACACCAGGTCCACCTACAAAAAGGTCTCCAGAACCTATATTTTGAATAATTATAGTAAAAGTAGCAACTGGAGATGTAGAAGCAGTAGTTGTAAGTGCTTGAGCAGTAGTGACAGTTACTGTGCTGTTAAAAATGGCCATTTAAACTCCTTAAGTTCAAATACTATTATGATTTATTTAATTTAAATTTTCTTGATTAATACGCGGCAGTTCCGCCAACGCTACTGCCTGTAGGGACATCGTCCATTCCAGATTTTTGAGCTACTGCCTCTGCGCCAAGTTGAACTGCACTTAGATTTGAACCAGGTTGCAAAGTACGTGGGTCAAGCTCTGCTTTTCCAGCTACTGCGTAAGGCCAAAGACTCCATGCATATTCTGACCCAGTAGGTTCTCCACGAGTTGCAAAGTCTACTACTGGCGTCGGTTCTCCTAGAGGAGCTCCACCACTGTACTCGGATAAGTTAGAGTCATCATACTGACCCTGGCTAGTTTTTACACTGCCGTACATACCAGTAGTAGTGTTACGAAGTTTGCGTTGCTGTTGCACTAGGCACCAAATCCAGTTTTACCAATGTTTGTGTTGGAGGCTGTTCCCTCACTGTGTGCCAAATCAAACTTCACACTTTGAGCAGGGTCTCCTAGGCCAGACTCACTATCACTTCCAGAACGACTCTGAGCTCCGTTATTATCCATATAAGGCGTTGCATCTAGATTATCTGCATCTGTCTTGTACACGCCTTGATTTCTACTGCCGCATCCTGCACACATTAGTTATTACCTTCCAGAACTTGCTGCTCATGCAGCGCCGCATTTTCTTTTATTTTTGACAGAATTGCATGCGCTCTTAACATGTGGCTACGATGTTTAGTAGAGTTTCGGTTTGTTTCCGTATTCAAAAGGTTAACAACTGCACCTAATGCCGCAGCCGAATCATGAATATGGCCTATAGAACTTATGTCGCCTGCTACGTTAGCATTCATAGCTGCTTTAATGCTGTTATTAGATTTTTCTAAAAGGTTGTCGTAAGAATCGTAGTTTTTTAGTGGAGATTCATCATGCATGGTGCTAACAATGCCTGAAATATCATTATGGCCAAGAGCAGCAAATACTGTACGTTCTTTTGGATTAAATGTATTATTCATTACTTAACCTTCTTTGCTTCAATACCTAGCTTTTCAAACATTTTACGATTTCTTTTTCTATCGTTGTAGGCTTCACGAACATCAAACTCGTTATTCTTACTCATAACCCAAGTATGACAAAAGGCCTGGACTTTGTCAGTCCAAGCCTTTTGCTTTTAGTTAGTTGTAATAAGCCTTGTATAAGTTACGTCGGTTGTCCAATTTTGTTTGGCCCAATCCATAACCTTGATTCGCTGGGTGCGAACTCCAGGATGTGGTGCGTGAATCATATACCCTTTACCTATATAGATACCTACGTGACCTGGGAATCCAATGATGTCACCAACTTTTGCTTTTGATTGAGAGTACTTGTGTGGTTTAGCACTGTACTTCTCTACATAAGCGCTGTGGTGCAGCGTGATTCCTATTTGTTCGTAATACCACATAACGAGACCTGAGCAGTCCCACCCTTTTGGAGTGTTACCCGAAAATACGTACCATGTTTTGTTTACGTATTTCTTCAGTTCTCTAGTAACGGTTTTTACACGTTGAGTGTAGACAAGGACTACGAGTCCTTTGGCACTCAAGGGATTCCACAATCCCTGTTCCGTCTTTGATGTGACGGCTGTGGAGGCTTTCTCCACGTTTATAGCAGCGACTGCACCAGAGGCAGAGCAACCTGCCAATGTCAATAGCAGGGCTGCGAATGCAATGAACTTCTTCATTTAGCGACCTACCTTTCCTTGCGTTAGTAATCGGTCGTTTATTGTCAAAGTGACACTATTCAGTTGTAAAAGAAGACTAGCAAAGCTTTTTAATAAGTCTAGCTATTAACTTCTTCTTTTTTCTTTTTTTGTTTTGCCCTGTATTCTAGGGCAAGATTTTCGGTTGTCTGGTTTTTACTGTGAACTGTCTTGATGCGTTCTGCACGAAAACTTCTCATGCTTTCGGCACCTTTGGGTCCACCCCATACATCTACCCAACTAGTATTTGGTGTAGTAACCCTTTTAATAAACCTAAACCTGCCACGTTCCTTAGAAATCTTTAGTTCTGTTCCTGGAATGACTGAGCGGTTATTAATTTGAATCTCAGTCTCTACAGACCAATCATCATTAGGTTTTGGTACTACTGGAACTGCTGTCTTTTTCTTGCGTCCCATTAACGTGCGTCCTTGCCCCAGCCTGTACCCTTAAACGCCACCAGAGGCGCACTGAAGCCCTTTGACATAGGTTTTACACAGTTAGGGCATAGAATCTCTGGCGAGACCGCCATGGGGTGGGAAACCTCTTGTACGTGTGCACAGGCAACGCACTTATAATCGTAACTTGGCATCAAAGCAAATCCTCTTGTTCTAGACCAAACTCATTAACTTTTAGCACGTACTTGTCTCGCGCCTTAAGAAGGAACAATTTAATCTCTTGTCTCTGCTCATTGAAGTGTTTCAAGACGTCGTTGTATTGCTGCTCAGTCAGCTCAGCTTTGTGGAGCTCTACAACAGCCATAGACTTGTCTAGCTTCTCAGCTGCGGTTGCTGCAGCAATCTGCTCTCGCTCCCATACCATCTCGGCATGTGCTCTAGACTTATCTTTTTTCTTTTTAGACATAGGGTGCAATCTTTTCTACGTACCAGGGAAACGGCTTAGCTCCCTGGTGTGTCCATACTAGTTCGCCGTCTTTAAACAAGAATACAGTAGGAATAGCTGTTACGTCAAGCTCCTCCATAAGTTCTTGCTCAAGGTCTGCATTTACAAGACCTACACTTAGAGCAGGAAGCTGCTCCTCTAGTTGAGACAGAATAGGTTTCATCATTTTACAAGGAGCACACCACTCAGCCCAGAACTCTACGAGTACTAGTGGTTTCTTTGTGTATTCTGCAAAATCTTCTTTTGTTAGGTGTTCCATGTTACTCCTTAAATAGATTGGAGCCTCAAGCAGGACTTGAACCCGCCACCTTCTCATTACAAGTGAGATGCTCTACCAGATGAGCTATTGAGGCAATCGGCTTCTCAATCCCTGTGTAAACTGCCACTGGCACATATTGAAGCCTTGCTGACCACCCTGGACTCGAACCAGGAACCTACGAGTTAACAGCTCGGTGCTCTGCCATTGAGCTAGTGGTCAGTAGTGGACATGCACAGAATCGAACTGTGGTCTTACAGATTCCTACTGGAGGCTTTGTTCTGCAATCGACACCATTTCATGCCCTTGACCTAGAGGAGCCGAAACTCCCCTAGGATTTTTAGTTTACACCAATATTACTTGATGTCAATTACCTTTGGTTTCTTTTCTTCAGGAAGGTTCTTCTTAAAGGTTACAGTTAGCATACCTTCCTTGACTTCTGCTCCAGCAATTTCCCAGAACTCAGCAATAGCAAGCTCGAGCTTAAAATCACGAGTAGCAATGCCCTGGTAAACAATAAGTCCCTTGTCTTTTTCCTTCTTCTCACCCTTAATGGTAATGATTGAATCCTGGAAAACAACAGACAACTCTTCCTTAGAGAAACCAGCAACTGCTACATTGAGCAGGTTCAGGTCAGTCTCAAGTGCGACAATGTCGTACGGAGGGTAAGAGGGCTTGTTATTGGTAACTTCCTTGAGAGTTTCAAGGATTGGAGACCAGCCAATAGATAGGCGGTCTAGACGTGGGAACAAATCAGCAATTGTGATTGGCTTTGGAATTGGTGGTACTTCCCAATTCTTCTTCATGTTCTTATCCCAAGGGTCATGAGGGCTACGCTCATAAGGGCTTGGATAATTATTCTTGTAGTTCATTTTGTCTCCTTAGACGACAACTGTGTTATGGGAGCACCTCACGAGCATTTCTAAGAATCTGTCCTAGACTCACTCGTGTGGTTTTTTACTGCCCGTAGCACAGTAAGGGTTTTATAGACACCCGATTGGCGTGTCTATTTATAATTTAGCAGAAAAATTACTTAAAGTCTATTCGTCGTTATGAGTGCCTCTTTTAGGCCTTAATTCAGTTACATTTTTTCTCATAAGTCTTGAAAGAGCTGGATGAGTTGGAGCTAAACCTTTTTTGATAGCTTCTTGAGCAGCTTGTTCTAGTGCAGCTTTTCCTCTAGGTCCTACAGGCCTATGTTGCTTATCTAGAATATGTCTAACATTTTCTTTTAATACCATATCAGGAGTACTGTGAGTTTCAATTACAGTACCATTCATAGCTTCTTGCTCAGGCTTGTCTACTTTAGGGTCATGATTATATGTAATCTCATAAATAGGATTATTACAAAATAAACATTTACCAGTAGGCTCATTACTATTCATTACAAGTGGCATACTTATCTCCTTTAAATCTTATTTATTCCAAAGTTTACACCATGAGCTCTGTAATAGCTTTTCAGGTTATCTGCAGCCTCATGCCCTAGAGTATTACGAACTATATGAACATGTGCTCTAGCAAACTGCCAACCATGTGTGTCAGGATAATAGTGTCCAGCAAACTGAGACTCACTGAGAAGGTGGTGTGCAAGTTCATGTGTTACAAGACCTGCTGGAACTTTACCTGTTCCATCATCTGTTAATTGAATTTTAGGAGTGATGCCACTATAGCCACTAACAACGTTACCTGCTCTAATACCAATGACCTCACCCGTCTCTGGGTCTTTAGCAACTAAGCGTTTATGAAAACTCACATCTTTAGGGTCGTAAGTACTTCTAACGTAGTCTATACCTGGAATATTTTCCATGGCAGGAGAGTGGACAACTGAAGTAGCTAATTTTCTAGCTTGTTTAATATTAATTAGAGAACTAGCATCGGGGTCTTCACCAATCCAGCCTCTAAAGTCACTGTGAACTCCGTGACCACGTTCAGCTCCATAAAGGGTAGAAGTCTGGTCTCTATCATTCATAAACCGATTTGCGCCCAGAAATTCTTGCCTTATTCTACGTCCACGTCTTGCTCTAAATGCAGCCATATTATCCGAACAACATTCCCTCTGGTGGGTGAATAAAACTAGTGTGTAGTTCTAGTGTCTCAGGAGCATGAAAAGCGGCTCCACAGCCCTCTTCAGTACACTTGTAGCCTGGGTACTCGGTGTGAGTGCCATGACCATTATCATTCTCAACTTCGATGTCAGCATCGCCATGTCTAAGGCTGTCTTCGCCCTTGGGCTTAATAGGCTGAGCCAAAGACTCTCTGACCTGCCTCTGAGACATATTGACAGACGCAATACGAAGAATATCTTCATTGCGCTTAATCTGTGCCGCCCTATTTTCAGCAGGGGTAAGCTTTTTGCGAGCCATTATGTTCCTATCCAACGGCGGAGCCTATTTCGGCCCATCCTTATTTTTTGACTACTTGGCAGGTGGAAGCCACTTGGTTCCACCTTGCTCATTTACAATAGTCTTACCTGAACGGCTGCGACGGTTTGATGCATTCTTGACAACAAAAGTGCCTTGCTCTGTTTGGTGGTCTGGACGAGTATCCTTGGCTTTTGCGTATAAGTCTGTACGCTTTTCGTGGTTATTTCTCATTAGTGCTTTGACCCACTCTTTGGAAGAGTAATTGGACCATTCTCAGCGTTCATCTTACGAACTTTACTGTGGAGACCAGATAGCCAGCCCTGGTATGCTTTGTCAGCATGAGAGTTAATCTGGCTTGAAGAGTTAATCTTTCTAGGAGCCTTACCACCAGAGATAGACTTTTGTTCTTGACGGTCCCAAATAGCGTGGCCAGCATCCGTTTCGTGGACAGCATAGCGGTCAACCTTTTGGTTTACAGCATGGCCCATCTGAACTTTAGCTTTGTCATACATATTTGTACGATTTTCGTGGTTACTGTTCATGACTTTTCCTTAATTTCAAGGGGTAAAATGCCCCTGTATTACTGCTCGCCTCGTTCTAGGCGGTTTTTAATGTTGTCAAACTCGATATCGTTGTCCCATTGCTCGTACTTTTTGTACTCAGCTTTTCTTTTTTGTTCTTTTTGTAGTGGAGCGACCATTTGGTCAAATGCTTTGTTGGTTCTTTCCTCTGCAGAACGACGACGCATCTCTTCTTCGAGGTTTTTTGGGCTGTAACGGGCAATTTTGTGTCCCAATTCACCCAATTTTGACGCAATATTGCGGATGTGACCACCAAATTGGGTTTTATTCATGTTTTCTAGCTGGTCTTCACCGTGCAAATGAGCATTTCCAGGTGTAATTAGGCCGTGCTGGTACATATGCTCATCAAATTCACCTGGTTCGTGAGAGTAAGACTCTCTACCACACTGTGGGCAGTTGTGAAAGTCCCCTGGTTCAGGGAGGAATGGTTCTGCGGCCATGTTTATCCTTACGTTTTAACCATTATGACATGGTTACAGGGGCGTTTTTAGCTTAACTTTCGGTAATTCCATGCCGATTTTTTGTTAGCAGACTCAGAAAGCTTACGAGAGGCTTTTACGGTATCCGAATCTGGAATAAGTTTGGGGTTCTTTTGCAACTTTAGGTGCAGTTTCTCTTCTTGGCGAGTCATTGGGCGCATTCCGCCATTAATGCCCGAGGTTGTCATTCGCTGCGGGGGCGTTTCACGGTTAAATTTTTCACCAGTGTATTCAGGTGTGCAGAGTTGACAATAGGCTGGTTGCTTACCCATATAGAAAATCATCTTGGTTTTGTCTGCATTAGGCACACCTTGCACACGTACGTTGAACAAGTGGCCGAGTTTGGCAGCGTTAACCTGCTGCTCAAGAGCGGCTTCGCTTACTAGCTTCTGTCCGTAGCTGCGGTTGCTGTAATTCTCAATGTGTACGACCTCGTCCTTCCACTTGTGGAGTTTATCGTGGTCGAAACCTGGAACTGTAATTTTTCTTGCCATAGAGCTATTTTAGGGCTACTGTGTCGATAATGTAGGCTCAACCGTGTATTTCACCTGGCCGTATTGTTATACAAATGTGACTTAACCCTACCCCCTCGATTGTTATACATTTGTAACGTTACGCACCCGTTACATTGGGGATTTCTCGGTCTGATAGTCTGATTGAGCGTCAGCAACACCCAGAACCGAGTATAACAATCAGGTAACGCTCGGGGTGTGAAACCAAGTGTAACACTTGTGTAACATCTCCGTTATCTCTTTGTTATACGCGATAGGTGTCGGCTGTTACACAATAGTTATCAACAATGTATAACAAGTGTGTAACTAGCGTATTTCAGAAGGCTAACGACCTATGCGTTGGGTCGCCAGATAACATTTAGGTTACAGTGTATAACGAGTGTATAACACTGCTAGGTTTCGTCGCCTAGTCTGGCACGCATACTCACCAGAGATGCCGTTATGTATAACAAATACGTAACGCTAATCGCCAATACTATCTCGAAAGGATAACAAATGGCACGCAACAACAAGTTACAGACAACCTTCATCAAGGCAAACCGCAAGGATGTTGCCGAAGACCCTGCCGTCAAGGCACTTCGGAAGCAGTTGGCGGATGCGGAAGCAAAGGCGGCTAAAGCCGTCAGCGCCGAAGTTGACGCAATCCTGATTGGCGACAACAAGCCAACGGCAAACCTTCAGGTTGACGCCTCGTACCTCAAGGTGGCAATCGAAGGCGCAAAGGCGCTTTGCGCTTCTTGGAGAGTCGTCGAAGACAATGCCGAAAGCCGCAAGGCGTTCGAGAACCGCAAGGCTCGTCGCATCGCCGCTTACAACAAGATTGTTGATGAGCAGGGGCAGGCAGAAGCAGACAAGAAGTTCGTCGGGGGTAACCCTGCTGTGGTTGACCAGTTCAACCGCTTCATTGGAGCAAGCGCTAAGTACGCTTACGAACAAGCCGTTGAAGAAGGCGTAAGCCAGAAGCAGGCATTCTTGGCTGTAATGGCAAAGTACCGCTTCTACCAGCAGACGCTGGGGTTCAACGAAGCACAACTTGACTCGCTCATTGAGCAAGCCAAGACACTCGTCACAGCGTAACCCAACACGCTACAAGTAGTTTCGGCTACTGCGACACAAAGCGGGGGGTTGAGCAAGTCTATCCCCAGACTAGCAAGACCCCCCGTCGCCTGTTATCAGGTACAAAGCACTTCTAGTGCCATCGTGTCACAAGCAAGTCTTGTGGCACTTTGGGGTAAGAAATGCCCTGTGTAGACGCTTACACACTAAAAGAACAAGGGGAGCGTTAACCCCGAAAGGAGAAACAATGGCTACTAAGCCAAAGAAGCCACACAAGCAGGTCAAGAACGCTGCTCGTGGCACTAAGTCTCAAAAGGCTAACAAGAAGAAGCCTCTGGTCTTTGACCGAGAACTTCGCAAACTTGTAAGAGCCTAAGCACTTCTAGTGCTGTTGTGTCATAGTTGAAAGCCTATGACACTTCAGGGTTAGAAGCCCAGAAAGGAAGTGTGCTATGACAAAGCGTCAAACCGCTAACGCAAAGCGGAAAGAAGCCAAGTATGGTTTCAATGGACCTCGTTCTTTCCAGCACTGGAGTTGGGAAGACAAGGTGTGGGTGAAGTGGACTACGAAAGAAGAATCCGACTTTGCTCGTGCTGTACAAGAGTACGACACAGTGGTAGAACTGTGGGCTTTAGGTGGCATCGTAATCTAAGGCATTTCTAGTGCTGTTTGGTTATAAGCAAGTCTTATAACCATTCAGGGTTAAAAACCCAAAGAGAGAAAGGAAGTGTGCTATGTGTAAGCACAAAGAAGTAATGACGACAGCCCGTAACGCTGTCGTATCGCTAAGAGCAAGTCTAGGCAACTTGCTTGTGGAGAACCACACACTTAACGAAGAGATTTCTCGTCTAGAGAACTTCTACGACTCTGACAGGCTCATAGATGAAGAGTGGAGAGAGTGTCGTTTCTGTATACACGAAGTGTTCTATGACGACCTTGAGAACGCTCTTTACTTTGATGAGTGGAAAGAAGGGCTCTTCAAAGAGTCTCTCACTTGGGGTAAGTAATCCCCTAGCCCGTAACAGGGTGAGAGCATAATGGGATAGTTGTTAGCGTTGCTATCTTGTTATGTTCTCTCTCTGTTATAGAGAAACCCCTTATGTGTTGTTACATAGGGGGAAACCCCCTAAGACCCCCAAATACAGGGGCGTTAGAAAGGTAAGTTATGAAAATACAAGTAAATACCCTTACTGATACTGAGCGTGCTATTTACAATGCGGGTAGGCGTTCTGAACGCAATCGTATAGTAAAGATGATTGTCTCAAGAGCACAAGGTTCTGTGATAGATGATTGTGATGAAGGTTCTCACCTAACCTTTGCGTCTGTTATGTCTGACTATTGGCACAATGGAAGGATGTGCCTATGTGAATTCAGGAAACTTATAGGAGTAACTAAAACAATGAAAGGTAAGAAATGACTAAATACAAACCACGATATTTCTTTGGTCCAAGAAACAAATCGTATGATGATTTATTTCTTGAACTAACTATGAAACAAAGTATGGAAGGTAGTCTATGGTGGCATGCCCAAGACATAGCCGAAGAGTTGATGGCTCTCAAACTACCTCGCAAACAACAGCGTAAGCACCCATTGTTTAAACAGTTTCTAAAGGTTAGGCGATTGTCTAAACGATACAGAATGACTCATACTGAACACCAATACTATGAGTCAGAAAGCATTCGCCGTATGATTAGGGCGTCTATTCAATTCGCAAAGGAGAATAACTAATGGACTATCTCAAGTGGTTGTTATACAAACGATTTGTGTATGCTTACAAAGCAAAGCACATGCCACCACACATGAAAACACGAAGTGTTCTTGTGTATCTATCTAAACACTACATCAAACCTATTCGAATAGAGATGACTAATGATTGAGTTACTTATGGCTATGGTTGTTGCTTCTGTAGAAGAACAACAAGAACAAGAACAACGACAGCAACGAATCAAGGAACGCATACAACGACAAGTGTTTGAGCATTACTATGGCAAACATTACACAGAAAAACAATACAGCGTGTATGTATCACAGATTTCTGTAAGCAACGGGCTTACAGATTGTAAATAAGGAGAAACAAATGGCACAACAAGTAGTAGTAGCAGTTCTAAAGAAGCAGATTCTAGCCAAGCAGGCAGCCCTCATTGCCGCTCGTACTAAGCGAGATGAGATGTCTAAGAAGCGTGAAGATGACGCAAAGAAAGTTCACGACGAATACGAAGCAGCACTTAAGAAGTGGGAAGCAGATGTACTTGCGATTGCTATCAAGACTAAGTTGACTAAGGACAACAGTTGCGTAAGCAACCGTGGTTACGGCGAGCGTGAAGTTTGTATTGCTGAGATTACTATCCCAGCGGCTAAGTTGCCTAAGCGTCCAGAGCGCAAGGCACTTAACTGGGACGAGTATCACGTAGACATTCCTGTCTACTATGACTCATACCACCACGACATTGCTCCACAGGCTGTGTTAGCACACTGGGCTAGGGCACTAGAAATGATTGAAGTGTTGCCTGCTGGTACAACCGAAGTAGCAGTCAAAGACTTCAACTTCCTAACCAAGTTCTAATTCTGTAAGCAAGTTAGAGCAGGGACTAAACATCCCTGCTCTTTCTTGTCTACATAATTCCATGTAGGCAATGTAAACAAGGAGTAACACATGACTAACAACCAAGTAATCATTGCTGCCTACAAGGTAGTGTTGAAAGACTTCAAGGCAGATGCTGAGAACTATATGTCAGTAGTTGCTGACGCAGTTCTTAGTGCTTTGAACATGCGTATTGATGAGTTGGAAACTATCTGGCAAGACGAACCACTTGAAGATGTAACCGATGAAGATATGGAAGCACACATCGTTGAACTTGCTAACGATGTTGAACCATTACAAGGAGAATAACAATGGATGAAATCAATCCAATCACAAAGTTTGTAGAGATGGTAATGTCAGGCAAACTTAAGGTAGAAGATTCTGTAGACATAACTCTACGAGAATCAATGGTGCGTGAGTTGTTTGATAAGATAGCGTCTAGTCTTACAGAACTTGAGACTACAGACACATCAAACTTAGTAGGTGAAGAGAAAGAATTCTACGCTAAGAACTTAGAACTATACACCGATATGTATAACATCTTTCAGGAAGCAGACGCACTGTTTGCTGAAGATTATGAAACAGAAGGAGATGAATAACAATGGGTAACTTCCTAGTTGGTGAGTTGCTTGAACAACAAGCAGGGTTAGTTCAACGCAAATGGCGTTGGATTAACTTTATCAATCTATCCAGAAAGTCTGGTGGAACGGTGTCGCAAGACACACTTAATGAGTTAGCAAAGACTGAGCGTATGTTGCTTGAGACTGCTAAGCGCATTGAGCACGCAAAGAAATACATTAGAGGATAAGAAAGGACTCTATGTTTACAATTACAAAAGCACATTCAGATACTATACAACATACAGTTGACAATGAACCAACTGATAATTTGTATTTATGGTCAAGACAATCTCGTGGTTATTATGACTACACTATGTATCTCAAAGCAGGTGTTCCATACACTTCACCTAAAACTATGTTTGATGCTGAGGGAAACATTGATTACAATACCAAAGAGATAGTTACTTTTGACCAAGATGTTTATCTGATGAAGAAAACATATGACAAAATGCTGGGTGATGACAGGCAGGTAGGGTATGAGTGTAGATACTTTACCAAATCAGATACTGACATCATGAAGTTGATTACTCTTTATGAAGCACCTAGTAAACAAACTCTACGTTTTGAGCCACTTGAAGAAGAACCATTTCTTCGTGCTAGGATACTTGGTACGTATGTTGAAGAGACTAGAAATACTTCTAAGCGTAACTCCCATACACTTTATGACTACCCTACCACACTAGATTTCTACGAAGAATGTGATGAACTTGGCACGCTCTTTGCAGAATTGTATGATGTAGGTCTTGACTACAACAAGTCTTGGCTGGTTAACAACCCATCATACCAACGTCCACGACACTGGACTAAGCAGTAACACCCAACAAAGAAAGAGAGATATATGTACGCAGTGATTATGAAATCAAGCACTCCTATTGGTGTGCGTTCGACAGTCATCATACCTAATGGTGAAGATGACCCACGAATCTTCTCCCGTATTGGAGAAGGTCGTGGTCGAGCGTTCCCTTGGGAAGAAGGCATCGTAGATATGAAGGAGACTGAACAGGTAATCGGTGAGCCGATTGCCAAACAGATTACTCCATCTGACTACGCTGCCTTAGCCAATGGTGGCAAGCCAACAGTGTTGCTTGCTAAGTTGGCACAGGCTATGGCTGATGCTGTTGGGGTAACCAACCCTGACCCAGCAACAGCAGTGTTCGATGACATCTACAACGATGCTTCTGAAGACCCTGCCAACCTAGCAACTTACCTTGAGAAAGTAGTTGCTAACCCTGTAACACCAGCAGTAATTACAGCACCACAGCCAGTGGTGTACATACCAGAGCAAGAGATTGCTCTACCTAATGTAACCCCAACAGAAAGTGAGACTCCTATGGAGTACGGAACACCTATCCGCCCAGCATCAAGCGACTTAGCAGTGCTTGAGATTCCTGACAAGGAAGATTACTACGAGCGTTCTTGGTTCGGTCTTACCGAGACTGACCTGTATGACTACGCTAGCAAGTTCAGCAAGGCAGTGCTTATTACTGGTCCTGCTGGTACAGGCAAGTCATCAAGTGCTCGTAACTATGCTGCCAAGCGCAACCTGCCATTCGTTACCATCGAATGTACTCAGCAGATTGACCAGTCAGTTACTCAAGGTCGCTTCGTTCCAACTGGTGTAGGCAACAGCCTGCGTTGGAAATACAGCCAGTTGGCTACCGCAATCCAGCAGCCGTCAGTCATTCTGCTCAACGAGATGTCTCGTATGAGTGGTAAGTCTGCTGTGCTATTCTTGCGTCTCCTACAAGAGCGTGAGTTGATTGTAGATGTACACAATGAGGTCATTAAGGTTCACCCACAATGTATCATCATTGCTGACCAGAACGTAGGCTCTGCTTACACTGGTGCTAGCAAGCAGGATGCTGCGCTGGTTGACCGCTACGCAGTCAAGATGGAGTTTGACTACGACACCAAGATTGAGAAAAACTTCATCAAGTCACCTGCGTTGCTCAAGTTTGCTAGCGACATTCGTGATGCGTCTCGAGTGACTGATGACTTCTCGGTGCCAATGTCAACTCGTGTGCTGATTGAGTTCCAGCACAAGTTGTCCAACCTCAAGAACTGGGACTTCGCACTCTACGATTTCCTCAACAACTTCCCTTCAGAAGAAGGAGAGCGTGAGGCTATCAAGATGCGTCTTGAGGCTGAGGCTGACACTATCAAGTCTGAGTATGGTATCAACTAATACTCATCTAAACAGGGGGAGGGCAATCGCTCTCCCCCTTTATGTTATGAAAGGAATACAATGACAAGTATCGGTACACTTACTGGTCAAGTAGAGGCGTATAACAATGCGCCTGTTGATGACCGTATGGCTCGTGTTGCTCAGGTTATGTCTAAGTTTGCCAGCACACTAGTGCTCAAACCTATTGGCGTTGAGTTAGAAAAGAGTGGTCCAGCAGCAGCGTGGTCAGACTCCGACACTATCTGGTTCAACACCAGCGAAGTCATGGTGCCTACTACACCTGAAGATGTCATCGCTGTTCGTGGTCTTGCTCTTCACGAGATTAGCCACATCATGATGACACCTAGCGTTGGCACTAAACTAGGTAAGCGTGTTATGGCTGCTAGGTTGTGGCGTGCGTTCAACTGTCTTGAGGACCAGCGCATTGAGACTTGGATGGTATCTAGGTTCAGCAATGTATCCTCTTGGCTACAAGGTACTGTGTCCTCATTCTTGCTCAAAGAGATTGAGAACTACAGCGTTATGTTCCCGCTCATTCATGGTCGCAAGTATCTACCGCTTGCTCTTCGTAACAAGATTCAATCTATGTATGAAGACCAAGTAAATGTGTCTGCTATTAGTGCGTTGATTGATGAGTATGTTCAACTCAATGTTATGGACTCTAGGTCATACGACAGAGCGTTTGAGATTGTGGAAGAGTATAGTCGCCTAGTCAATCTAGGTCTTGACCGTGCTAGCATTGGTCACCCTTGGATGCGACAAGATGGTTGGGGTCGTGTTCCTGACCCTAATGGTCACGGCAAGGGTAGACCTGATGAGTATGGTCAGAAGCCTATGACTGGTAAGCAGGCTAACCCCATCATTGTTAAGGTTCAGCAGGCTATTGCTAAGGACAAGGCACAAGGTGTTGGTAATGGTGAAATTGAGCAATCAACACCACAGCAACAGCCTAGTGAGTCACAGCCTCAGCGTGAAGCCAATGACCTTAAGGAAGATGTGCCACAAGTCAAGCACATACCACCTGTGTCTAATGGTGCTAGCGAGTTGGAAGGTATCATTGCTTCCGTACTTGACCGAGTCAAGGAGGATATGCAGGTAGAGATTGATAAGAACCTGCGACAGTTTAGCGGTGAACTAGAACTCAATAGCAAGCGATTGCCTGACCCACCTAAAACTCGTAGTCATTGGTGGGGTAGTGCTGACTTTGCGCCATCAATTGAGGTTGTTCAATCTAGCAAGTCGTTTGCTAATGAGTTGAAGAAACTCAAGTCAGACAACGAGCCTGGTTGGTTGCGTAAGACTGAGGCAGGCAAACTCAATGTTGCTAGGTACGGCACTGGTTGTGAGACTGACGAAGCCTTTGACCTATGGGACTTGGGTCGTGAGGATGCGGTAGACATTGAGTGCGTTATCTTGCTAGACAACTCTGGTTCTATGGGTAATAGGATTCAAGAAGCGTACGAAGCAATGTGGGCTATCAAGCGTAGCATGGACAAGGTTGGTGCTTCTACCACTGTCGTTGCGTTTAGCGATACTGATAGAACCATCTACTCAGCCAAGGATAGGGCAGGTAAGGTTGTGCCACACATTGGTCTAGGTGGTGGCACTATGCCATTCAACTCTCTTCGCTATGCTCGGTCTGTGTTTGCCAATAGCACTCGTGCTATCAAGATTCTTATACCTATCACCGATGGTGCGTGGGCACAGTCAGAAGAATCTAACCGCGTCATTCGTCAGTTGCGTAGTGCTGGTGTAGTTACCGCACTAGGTATGATTGATGCTAACAAAGATAACAATGGCAAGTATGTTATTGATGCCCATGGTTGTGAGGTAGCAGTTGCTATTGATGACATTCGTAACCTGTTCCATCTAGCCAAGGCTGTAGTCAGGGTTGGCATTGACCGCAACCTTAACAAGTAAAGGAGAAATAAATGAGTAACTATTACTACCACGAAGACGGGGCCTATGGTCCTGTATCAGAGATGGATGATGAGACAGTATGGACAATGATTGTTCCTACTAACTTTTATTCATATGAAATGTGGGAACGCATTGAGAACTGTACCGATGACTTTCGGTATGAGTTAGCAAAGCACTTTGGTTATGGCTGTCACACATTCAATAGCAATGAAGTGTGTGATGAATGTCACCTAACCAAATCAGAACTAGGCGTTGACCTAGCACCAATAAATGAATACGACAATGAAGAATACCAATTGGAGATGAGCGAATGACTATCGCAGCAATAACTATTAACAAATACAAACTAACTATCACTAATGAAGAAGGCGAGGTAAGCACTCAAACTATTTGGGCTATGCCTACGGCAGTGCCTGAATACATTGCCAAGCACAACTTGGGTGAAGTTACCTACGAAGTAATTGATTATGGCATCCAACAGGGTGAAGAGATTACTGATGAACAACGAGAACGAATGATGGAGGTATAACAAATGAATGCTATTGAGATTGCATTAGTATGTGCATCTGTACTACAGGCTGTAGCCCTAGGTATCCTAACGGTACAGCATGAACGTACTCGCGGTGTGCTTGAGCGTATGGCATTGTTCGTAGCAACTATGGCTATGACAATTGAAAAAGAAATAAAGACAGAACTTGTCGTTACTGACTGAGGCCGAACAAGCAATAGAAGATGACGTTGATGTGCCTGCGGATGTAGCGTGGAAGTTACTGCGCCTAATGTTCAATGGGCAACCAACACAAACAAAATCAATAGAAACCAATACAACTAAGGAAGATACTAATGCCTAACTGGTGTGAAAACGAGATAACTATTACAGGTAACAAAGAAGTCATTGATGAGTTGCTTATTCACGCAAGGACAACAACAAACGAAGATGCAAAAAACCCTAAGTTTCTTATGGGTTCTTTAGTGCCTATGCCATCAGTAAACTTTGATGACTGGTATGAATGGCGTGTTAAAAATTGGGGGACTAAATGGGACTTCAACCAATACGACATAGATTTACACATACAACAAGTAACTCCTAATACTACAGAAGTATTCTTCAGAGTAGAAACGGCGTGGGCTCCACCGTTAGAATTTTGGAAAGCACTTACTAAAAAATACAAAGTTAGAGTAGAAAACTATTACTGCGAAGAAGGTGTAGGATTTGTAGGCATTGCTAAGTTTAAAGACGGAAAAATGCGTAACAAAGAAATGCAAATAACTAATGAACTATACGAAAAGGCAGGAGCAACACTGGTAGATGGGGTAGTAGATTGGGAAACAGAACAAGAGTATGACTTTAGAAAGGTATTCAAATGAAAATAATGTTTGCAGGATTGTCTATTAGTTGCTTTTTTCTAGCATTAGGAAGCATAGTAGGTAATGATGATAGTATAAATTGGCCCTGGCTATGTGTGGCGGGTGCTGTGTTTGGAACCGTAAGTAAAGGAGCAAATGAGTAATGAGTAAGTATTATGTAACAGGTTATTATGTTCAGTCTTGGACTGTTGAAGTCGAAGCGGATGATGAAGATGAAGCCCTAGAGATTGGTAGTGACTTTCTTGAAGAAGGCAAGGGAGAAGAAGGCGATGGAGCATGGCAAGATGAATTCAATGTATGGGAAGATGAGGAGGAATAATGAACGGATGGTGTGAACACTGCAAGCGTTACGATGTAATGATTGTTACTCAACCAAACAAAGGCAAAGGTCAAGCCTTGTGCCCTGAATGCTACGACAAATACCTTGATAGTTTCACTATGGTGCAACCACCAAGGCAAGACCCTGATGATGAAAGAAAGTATGGGAGATACTAATGACTGAACTAATGGAGCCAACCACCTGCGATTGGTGTGACGCAGTATTCGATTATCAACTAGGTGGATATGTAGGGCCTGACCACGTATGCCCTGAGTGCCTAGAATTTGAAGATGGGATTGAAAAATAATGCAGACATTCATTACTAAATTAAACTATCGTGACATTGCTAAAGAACTAGACAATAAACGATTAAATAAGCAAGCTCTCGAGGGCTGGCAGATTCTTATGAATCTGTTAGCCATTGACCCTGATGGCAACCATCGTGAACCTAAAGGTTGGTCTAACCATCCAGCAGTCAAGATGTGGCGTGGTTATGAGATGCAACTAGCAATTTATGTTATTGCTATGTGTGATGAATGGATTGAGCGTGGTTACAATACTGTAGTTAGGCAACGAGTAGAAGATACAATGCGTCATGCTGCCTTATTGAACAGGTCTATTGGAGTAGACTTGCCACCATGGTATGTAAATATTAATACTCTTGCAGATGTTGCTAGTAGCCACAGAAAAGCATTGCTAAACAAAAACTACAATTGGTATCACCAGTTTGGTTGGCCAGAAGATGATGGCTATCCACCACAGACCTACGAATACGTATGGCCAGTAGAGTAAAGGAGAGATAATGTCACACCATCCAGTAATACCTAAAACCGATAACTGCGAGCATGAACACGTATACGAGTACTGGCACGATTGCAGTATAGAATGCGCAGTAAACGAATGTCAAGACTGTGGTGCGTATGCCACAGACTGTGAAGATACATGGCACATAAATGAAAAAGGAGAAACAAATGAATGAACCAGTAAGCAGTAACCCAGAAACAAGTGCACTATTTGAGATGTTTGAAAAAGGATATGATGCAGGAGTCAATGAAGTACTTGATGCCCTCACTATCTTTTGCGGACAAGGTGGAGTAATAGACAAAGTTAATGTAGAAGAGTGGATTGAGACTTACGATTTGGAGAGTAAATAAATGTGTGAAGACTACCCATGCTGTGGTCATCAAAATGGTGACTGCTCAGATTATGATGGCAGCCTATTTGGTTGGCAAAAAGAAGGAGATAACTAATGAGTGATACATACTACAGCATTGAAATCTATTACCCTGACACAGGTTGGATTCCAGTTAGATGGGCTCCAAACTTTGACACAGAAGAAGAGGCCGAGGCATGGCTGTATCAAGACCATGACTGGGATGGACAAGTACAAGTAGTAAAGATTGAGGAAGACTAATGAGTAAAAAAGCACTAGAAAACTTTGCAATAAGCAAGGAAATGTTTGAAGAAGCATTACAAGATACACTGACTGATGCTCAATGGGATGCTATTGCCGATGAGATTGACGGCAGGGTAGGTAACTACCTTGATGAACTACTTGGTATGCTCATCACGGAAATTGAAGAAGGCGAGTGGGAAGACTAATGACTAATGTAACTCAATCTGAAGAAATAATTGAAAACTTCTCTAAGTCACTAGGTAAGGATAGCGCTTATCCTTATGCTTTTGGCTATGCTTGGGGAATGCTTACTACTAGGCAGCGCCAGCTGTTGATGGCAGTAAGTGTTGAAATGAAAAACGCAACAACCAAATAACAAACAAGTAAAGGAAAAAATAATATGAAGAAGTACGAATCAGCACAAAAGACCCAGGTATTCCTTAAGGCTGCCTTGGCACACATGACCATCCGTCGGACTGGCAAGCACCTTGTCATTCTTGCACCAGATGGTAAACTGTTCGGCAACAAGAAGCCAGTGCTCACCTACCAGATTACTAAGACCCAGGGTTGGGATGAGGTTTATGGTAAGGCGTACACTGACATGCACAAAGACCTTGTAGAGGCTTAGTCAGTAGCTTTGGTGGCCCCGCCTAGTGCGGGGCTGCCTTAGCACTAAAGAAGGAAAAGATGGGAATTATACTTGGGCTTCTTTTGTTGTTTTGGGTATCTGTTTGGTACCTTACATACAAAGAAGATGACCGTGATGCATTATAGAAAGAAGAGTATATGAACGAAGATGAATACGAATCCGATTGCTGTGCATACAAAACCATGTTCTCAATGGAACGTGACCTTATATGTTTAAAATGTGGTAAACAATGTTTCAGAAAGTTTAAAAAATGAGAGAGTTTAAAAATGAAGGCGCTCAATGCGCTTGTTGTGCCCCTAAAGAAATAGACAACGTAGAGATTACAGCTGCCTACAGGCTAGGTCAAACAGAGGCTAATAAAAATATTATAGATAAACTACTGGAGTTGGGTGTCTTGAGACGCAGTATGCTTGGTTCTAACTTCTATGTAATCTATAGTGAGTATGGTCCAAAAGATATAACAATAGAACGACTAACAGAAATGGAAAACAAGTGAGTGGAAGTAAAGATTTAAAAGTATTAATAAAACAAGCGGAACAACAAGGATGGGAAGTTGGGTTAACAAAGAGTGGCCACTGGAGATGGATATCTCCTACTGGTAAATCAATCTTTTGTTCCAAGACTCCATCCGACTATAGAATGATTCTAAACTTTAAGCGTGAGCTTAAAGGCCTAGGGTTCATTGACATCACAAAACAATCAAGGAGAAAACGATGATTAATTCAGAACAAGCAGCATGTGCTGGAGAAGACACAGCAATCTTCTTCCCAGAACCTGGGCCACATGCCAGGGGTGACACAGCACTAGCCAAAGCCATCTGTGCGTCTTGTCCCATAATCAAAGAATGTCTAGCCTTTGCGTTAGCCAATGATGAGTATGGTATCTGGGGCGGCACTACAGACTACGAACGTCGTCGCACCAGCAAGTACAAAAATATTGTAGTGTAAATGAAAGGCCCCCTACCGCAATGGCAGGGGGCCCAACACAAACAACTACTGGTTATCTTTAATCAACTTAACTTCACAAGCGTCTGTTGTACAGTACGCTTCACCAACTGCGTCCGCTGCCAAGCCAGCATAAACACCAGCAAAGTCAATAGGAAAAAGCTCCATAGCATACGCCTCGTATTCTTCTTCAGTAATCTGAGTATAAGGCATCTGTGGATAGACGTGGTTACCCATTGGCAAGAAAGAGACAGTCTTTAGTTGACCGTCGTACATGTGTAGCGCCGTACCAATAGCGTCGCTTTCCTTTTCACTATCAAAGGTGACAGTTACAGAAACAGAATTGTCACTCCAATAACGTTGTGCAGTAGCTGCCAATGCCATCTTTTCATACACAGAAACGTCTTTTTCAGACCTTTCTGCCCCAGATTTAATAGGGAAAAATACTACAGAAGTAGTATCTGGCGATTCCGATGCAGGTTCAACTCTATACTGAGCCATCTTAAACAAAGGCAACATAGGGTCATTATTTCCAAAACGAATAGCTCTAAGGAAGTATTTGCCACCCGCTGTCCAGTGAACACCTGGCGACTCACCCGCAAGAATAGAAACAGTACCAGAAGGCTTAACTGTAGTCATTTTAATAGACTCGCGAATACCTAGCCACTCACTGTAAGTCTGGTCATAGTTTTTAACTACACCATAACCTTCATCCATCCATTCACGTAGCACGTGCATGCCCTTAGAGTCTGCAAAGTTTGCTACGCCTGAAACTGACGTACCAATACGGCGGTTACGCTGCATGATTGCGTTTGTTTCTTCCCAGTGAGTAGGAAGTAGAGTCACAGTCTTTGCGTAGAGGTAAGCAAATTTAAGTGTGCGTTTAAAATCTTCTAGTGACTCATGTCTATTCAAATACGTTTCTACAAGCGTACACATTTCAAACGATTCAAGTGACTGCTCAGCGCATGGGTTGTACCCAACTACACGCCAATCCTTGTTGTTTACACCATCAGCTAGACGCCCATACTTACGACTCATGTCCATCCAGACTACGCCTGGCTCACCATTGCGTACAATTCCATCCACAATTGGGTCAAAATCCGTACCTACTGATACTTCCACGCTGTTATTACTCATCCACGCCCAACCTGGGGCTTCTGGGTCATAACTGTTACGCTCTGGAAACTTCTCTGCATTCTTCAAATTCAGAAAATTCTCGTCATCAATACGGCCAATCAACAACTCTGCCGAACGTCGTACGTTACCCGATACCACACATACGCCAATCAGATTACCAATGTCTGCGATGTCTGTACGCGTCAGCTTTTGTCCGCCTCTATTCAAAAATAGATTACGAATGTGGTTGTGCAAATTAATCAATGGTTCTGGACCCGACGCTGTTCCACCAAACGTGGCAATTGGCGCACCGTATGGTCGAATCAAATCGTAATTAAATTCCCACATTGGCTGGTCTGCTTTTAGAAATGAATTTATTAATGCGGTTGTGGACTCTGCCCAACCTTCACGCGTGTCTGGAATTACGTATTCCGACACCCCTTGTGGTGCGTAAATATCAAATCCCTTATCAGCACCCTTGTCATCAAATCCAACACCCACACCCAACATCGATGCCTCCATCAAAAATGCAAATGGCTTGGCTGGATTGTTCTTGGTCATCTCGTTTGTACTAACAAATGCACAATTCTGCAACGCTGCGCTGTTCTTTTGCTCGTTTACAATTGGCGTACCCATTACCCACAAACCACGACCTGGCGGTGTCCACTTCAACTGGAATAGGCGTTCAAATGCTTCTTTTGCTGACGCTGCTGCTTTGGCATCCGACCATGGCAAACGGTTAGACTTTGCGTGGTCTTTCTGCAATGAATACATGCCGTTAATTACACGTTCGCAAACTTCTGCCCACGTCTCTTTTGTTCCATCGTCTTTCTTGCGGCTGTATGTGCGCAAAAAGGTAATTTCACCTACCGAGTTGCCCGCAACATCGGTGTAACCAAATGGTGCTTTCTTGTCCTTGTATCCTGATACGAAATCTTCCGCTAAACGGAATGAAAAATTAGTCATGTAACCACCATCTGTTAATTATTTGAAATACCCCGACTGGGGAACCTCTATTATCGCTGGTATTAGCTTAACATGCTTCTACTAATATCGTCAAACACACAAATACTCTGACTATTTTCTGGACTATAACGTTTCAATACTTATATGACCCTGTTATCAGATACTACTATTCTAATGAATCCTTGATTATGAACGTGGTTTGCTCTTCGTTTAGTGGCTGATTTAGCTCTCGCAATGCCTGCGCTTTGTCACCAAAAATTGCTGACAGTACACCTCCCGATGTCTGGCGGCTGGCAGTAATCTGAACAAACTCTTTATTGCTTTCCAGGTCCTTGACTGACGCCACCAACTTCAACAATCTGTCCATTTCCTGGGACGTATTTGGGTCTGCGTATCCACCATTCAATTCTTCTGCAAACCGCATAAATGCTACTCTCTGGCCCTGCATCTCAACAATTGCGGTCAACAAACCCTTCAGCTGGTCCTTGGTTTTAACTTCAATTGGCAGGTTAAATGCACACGTGTTTGCTGGCTTAAATGCGGGGCAATTCGCTGCGACAAAACAGGTATCGCACTGTCTCAAACTGGCACTATTGGACTGAACTACGGGCACATCTTTTAGTACATCACGACCGTCTTCTGTCTCCACAATAGTCTTCATCTGATACCCCAAAACAGGCATTGAAATGACTTCATTTGGGTCTCTTTGCACTACCTCTGTGCGTTCAACTTTCCGCACTTCGGACCCCTTGTTATTAGATGGGTCTATATCCAAATCCATCAAACCACTGTATAGGGTATTATCACTGTTATCAGATACTTTGTCACCTTGAATGAGCTTCAGCTCTGGTTTTTCTTTATCCATTTGCTTCTCTAACTGTAAATATGACCAAACCGCAACTTTTGTTGCTTCTAATGTGTCATCACCTTTGAACTTACCAAAATCAAATCCCGCTTTTTCAACTACACTTTTGTATCTTAAACGGGCTTGGTCTTTCATCTTTTTTGGATAACGAACCAGCTTTGACCCGTCCCAAATAATTGTTTCACCTCGCCGCATTGGGCTCAACCACGACAATGTGCTGGCAGTATCAAATGGAATTTGCCTCAGATTGTCTGGTTTTGCTGTTGCCAATGCGTGGAACTCGGTCCCGTATGTTCTTTTTAAACTTCTAACTGTTCCTGATAATGACGTAACTGTTTCGATTACATCCCCTGGAATTGCAACATTTTTGTACTCTTCCGACCACTGTCGCAACATGGCAGAACTGTATGTATCGTGCCAAACTACCCACATCTTTGGGTCATTTTCAAATGCGGCCCGCTGCTGTTGAACCCAATTTAGGCCCAACACTTGGCTATCAAACTCTACCCAGCCTTCAATTCGTTCATAATTTAATGCAATAAACTCTTCATAGTCCGCCGCGTACTCCTCGAGCTCACGAACTGACCACCCAGCTTTATCTGCTTGAACTGCTCCTGAATCTACCCACACTTTCATGTTTGGGAGGAAATGCTCACCAATTAGATACGCCTTTGTCTTTGGCAAACCTCTTTTGCGCAATCCCCAGTACGACAACATAACTTGGTCTACGCCTGTGCGTTCCAATAACGTCCTGTTTGATGGTACTTCTACCCCACCAAAAATCAACTTACTCAAAATTTAATGTTTCTGTTCTTGTCAAACGTGCATCTTGGGTTCGTAATGCGTTTTGCTTTTCAATCGCTGCCTCAATCTCATTCCATGCACGTACTTTTTTAGGTGCATCTGGTCGAAATTCTGGGCGTGTGTACGAGGGAACTGCAAACATTACCGATGGGATTCCCTGCTCAAATGCAAATGTCCACGTGCTTGGATTGTTTGTAATAAATAAATCCACTGCGCCCTTTGCACGGCTCAATGTCAACTGGCGCTGCGCTAACGGAACATCGTGCAGCGCTACTGATGAATCTACAATGTTGTCAAAATCTACAATCTTATTACTGTCTAACCAGTACCGTGTTTCTCTTTCATCAGACGATGACAATAAGGTCAACTTATTGTACACGCTCAGTGTACCTGCCATAATAACGCCAGTACCAATTGGCTCATCGTTTGTGCCTCGTAATACGCCGTCTAATTCTACTACTATGTGCATTTATTCCTAATAACTATCGTCTGTACAATCGCATTTGCAGGTGTCCTCTACACAAATGTCTTTGTATAGCTCATGGCCACATTTAATACAGTGTGTCAATTACTTGTTCCTATATGTTGCTGCTCGTCGGATTAGTGTGCTGGAATCTGGGATGTCCATTCCACTTACCATACTAGTCTTGAGATGCTGGCGTATGGTTCTCAACTTATTAATTGTTCCACGCTGCTTGCCTGCTTGCCAACGATAGTTGTGAAAATCCCCGTAACCTTGACCTGTTGGTGAAAACGCAATGCTTCTATTATTATGAATCTCGTTATACAGTGCATTTGCCTGCATTGCTGCCGCAGTCATTTTAACCTCTGAATTACGTCTTACGGCTTCATTTGTGGCCATCTGCACATCTTGCAGGGATGCCTGATAGCGGTTGTATGTATTAGTGGCTAATGATGCATCTGAATTGGCTACACTATCCCACTCCGCGTTATTAGGAGCTTCCTGGGCTGGATTTGGAGTTACCGTCCACTCGTCGTACTTCAAATCGTATGCAGCGTATGGCTTAATAGTTTTAATATCATTTGTCGTCAACGCATAATACGTCAACTCAAATCCATTCCAGTCTTCGGTCCCGCTGTTGTGCAGCAGGTCATTCAACTCATCCGCAATCTCTCGGTCTGACAATCCAGCATACTCTGGGTTTGCTTTTCTAAACTGTATAAAATTAATACCCACTAGACAATCTAGGTCTTTTGGTTCCCTGGCGGCCTGCCATTGATAACTTACTCCTGAACCTGCCAACCAGGGATGTGTCCACAAATCTGCATGGCGGAATGACTGCCCCAACAAATCAATCAAAATGCTCTGGATACCAGAACGCACCTGCGACTTCAATGACCTACCATCAAATAGGGTTGGGTCAAGAGTATCGGCAGGTGCGCTAAAGTATGATGTATTCATACCTCTAGTTTACTGGCTATGCAGGTTCTTGTGGTGTAATTCCACGTTCTTTTAGTTTTTCTTTAATTGCATCAGGAACCGTTGGCTCTACTGGGTTTAGCGCATTTACAATACGGTCTACCAGCATCTGGGTTTCTAGTTCCTTAATGATGGCCTGCAGTGTAATGAAAACATCGTAACTAGATGCCTCTCGCTGAACCTCAATAACTTCACCAGTTTGCTTTAGATTTACTGCGAAGGTACCGTCTGTGTGAACAACTACGGTAAATGCTGTTTCAATTTGCTTTTCCATTTATATACTCCTTAATACATTCCCATGATTTTACGACGCAACTGCACAACCTGACCGTGGTACGGACAGAAATGACACGTGTAAATCTTTGGACCGTCTAGATGTTCTGGCTTTGGCAGCCCTAGTTCGCCACGTTCCTTTGCGGTATCTGGCAACAGACGTTTTGATGGTGACTCGTAATCATCACAATTTACTGTGGGCTTGTTGTGCTTTTCCCAACACGACATAGCGTCATCAGCAAACTGCATCTTGGTTTCGTAGAATGACTTCTCTGGGTCTAGTTCATCTAGACCTCGTGAACCGCCCTGTTTAAACTGTTCAAGAATGGCCGCTTTTTGTTCTGGGTTTGCCCATGCTTTAACTGGCAGCTTAAACAACTTACCCTTGTGTGGCTCTCCCGAGTCAAACTTGTGCTTTTCTAGAGAAATCTCCAACAAATAATCGCGGTCTGTTGGCCCCTCATAGTCTGGAAGTTCTTCTAGCGTCTCGCAAACTAGGCACATCAGCAAACGAATTACTGGGCCCTCAATAGGTTTTGACCCAATTACTGGTTTAAATTCAGTCATTAAACTACCAGCCCGTGCTCAATCAACCAATTAAGGTTTTCGCTTATCTGCTGAGTAAACCCATGCTTTTCTAGCCATGCCTGACCATCTGGGGTCTGCAGGGCTTGCGCACGACGCTTCAACCATGCTGAACGAGTTGCTTTTAGTTCATCACTCATATTTGCAGGAAACCACTGAAGATAATAGTTACGTGATTCATCCGACAAAAGGGATGGTTGGCGAAGGTGTCCCTCTGCATCAGTCCAGTCATTTAGTTCCATGTTATTCTCCTTATTAGTTGTACGTATTAGTATACCGATATTTTAATAGGTTGTCTAGTTGCTTTGACTTTCCCTACGAGCTCTCTGACCAGTAGCGTGTGCCTGCTTTGTACCATAAAAAGGTGTATTAAATACCTTGTGGTTGATTGTGCGGCCTTGATTACTTTTTAATCCTGTCATTTTTACTTCCCTGGATTTACCATAGATTCGGCAGGCGCTTCAGATGTGGCAAAACCGTAACCGTAGAATGGGTGCAATGTCTGCTTGTTGTCCATGATACGCTCGTTGTCTTCACTGCCTACAACCTGCGTGTTTGGGCGTACCTTGCGGTACTTGCCGTCAGTTGCGCCTTCGTGAAGGCTTCCGTTCATCGAACGACTTGTATTAACTGCCATTGTTTCTTCCTTTGTTAACTCTTAGTTTATTGTACTAGACCATGCGATTAACGACACGGTTAGCCATCTTTTTTTCGTGACATGTTGGGCACAACAATTGATTCATAACTTGAATAGGATTCATCATAATTCCACATGTAGGGCATGGTCGTGAACCATTCATAATTCCGTCTACTACAGCCTTGGCTTGTAGGTCCATGGTGTAGCCACCGTCATCAGTATCCATTATTCGCCCCTAAATGCTGCGAGGTTCTTGGCTGCACGGCTATTTGACCCACTAAGGGTTGGTGGCGGTGCAGTAGGCGTGCTTACAGTTTTCACATTTTTAGGCAATACAGTAGGTACAGATTGAGATTCTGGTCTCTCATTTACGTATTCTTCTAGATAACGGTGTGGGTCAGTGTAGGCCGTACTTGATGCGTAGTCTTTAGAGTGAGCAGCGTGCTTCTTAAGAAGAGTTGTATATGCTTTTTCATCTTTAGGATTACCGCTAGTTTCTGATAGCTTTCTTGCAGCAGCTAGCTGGCCAACAGTAGCTGGTGCAGGATTCCAGCTTAGCCAGTCTTTTCTAGCGGCTGCGTGCGCCACTTCAAATGCATCAAATAGAGGCTTTTGTTTTGCACTGGGGGTCTTTACTGAGCTGTAATCTTTAAGAGTTAGTGGGCCACTAAATTCTTTTTCTTTTTTAGTTCTCGTAGTAGAACCTACGGATGGCTCTTCTGTAGCCTTTGCAGCCGCAGCTTTTGCACGTGCTTCAATAATCTCTGGGTGGTCCTTAATCCATTGAGCATTAAACGCCTCCGTGGATTTACGTGCACGTTGAGCTGAAGGAGAATCCATCTCTGTTCCATGAGTAATGCCCTTGGCTTCCTCTGCTCTACGAAGTCTGGATGGGTTTGCAGAAACTGTACGGGTAAACTTTTCTCCAGTTTTTGGATTTGTAGCCTCTACTTCTCTAGGGCTGGCGCTTTGACCATTAACAGTTACTTCACCTTTGTAACCCAAAGTTGTTTGTCCTGCGTCAAGTCCTTTGCGCTGGCGGTATGCCCTGATACTTCTAAGAGTTCCGAGTTCCGCTACCTTTTTTTCCTTTTCTGCTTCTGCGGCTTGCTTCAGTTCCTCTGGAGTGCGTGGACGTGTACGTTCAGCTTCTTGAGCTGCTCTGTTTGTTTTCTCACGCTCAGTAATTCTTTGCAAAAGTTCTTCAGGAGAATCAGCAAAACCAACAATGACGCCCTTTTTATTGCCCTGCTTGTACTTAACTTTAATTGGGGCTTCGGCAACTTCGGGCGTTCTAACTTGCCTAAAATCATTTACTGTAAAATCTGGAACACGACCAGCTTTGTGCCATTCTTGAATCTGTTTGCTAGTTGCAATGTTAAAAGCAGCGGTTCGTAGAGGTCCAAGTTCCTCTCCCCTAAAGTTAACCTTGTTTCTAGGAATCTTAATGCCTGCTTGCTGCATGCTTTCGATTTCTTTTTGGTGCTTTTTTGCAATTGCTTCGGATTTAGAACCGACAAGCAATGACCTGTTATCAAAATTGTTTGCGTGCTGCCAGTCCATGATTTTTTCAGCCATTTCTGGGTTGGCATACTCGCTCAAATCAGATTTTTTGTACCTATTAACAGCCATAAGGGCTGCTTGACCATAACGAACACCGTGGTAATCGTTTTTAAATCCGTGTCTGTAAACTTCTTTTCCAGGATAAGCTGCCTCTACACCTTCAAATCCTGGGATGTCTGTTCGAACATTCTTTGCTGGCCTGTCCTCACTAAACATTTCTGCAGGAATGGGGTTACCCAGTACGGTACGACTAACGTCTTCTAGTTTACCTGCCAAAGTTCCGATATGTTTAGCTGCAAGAAGAGCGTGCTCTACACCTGTTTGTGCGCCATTAACATCATCATCAACAGTCACGTACTCTTCTTTTGGAGCACGAGCTGTAAAGTCAGCAGGTGAACCACCACCTTCACCTACAGATTCAAGCTGAGCTGGTGTGTAGTTCTGACTCTGTACTGGACGACCAAATGCATTTAGGTCTTTGGCCTTAACTCTAGGGCTAATAACTCCTTCACCACGTCCGTGAGCAAGGTTAGCGTTTCCTAGATGGTTCCACATTTCATTTGCTAAACCAGATAGGTGCTCCAAATCTTCGTGGTAAGCTCCAGGAGCAGTTCTTTGAATAGCGTCTCTAACTTGTCCAAGTCTGTGATTTAGACTTGATGCAATGAGGTGAAGGTCTCCAAGACCAGGGCCCATGTCATTGGCCGCCTTACGGTCACTAGAAGTTATTTCTTCTAGAGCACCTGGACGAGCAGCTTTAGGCATGCGGAAAGTCTCATCTCCACCGCCAGATTCCCTAACTTCTTTAGCTACAGCAGCTTCGGAAGGAGTTGAAGTAGGGCCACCAGAATCAAGATTCTGGTCACTCTTTATAATATCTTCTCTTTCTGCTTTTAGCATTTTTTTAATAGCGTCTGAGTAGGCTTCGCTTGCTTGTTTTCTATTGGTATTTACTGCGGGGGCTTTAGCAGCCGAACCAACATTTTGACGTGATACTGTGAAATCACCATTTGGGCCCTCTGTAGTTGACCCAATAACTGATGCAAGAGTGTCATTAATTTTTGCAATCTTTAACGCATCTTCAGCATTTCTTACTTTTTTACTTCTAGAACGAGGTGGCTCTACAAGACCTACCTTACGTCGTGCAGCCTTTACCTCATCTGTGGTAGCACCTTTTCTAGGTACGACTCCAGGTACAAGAACACCCGTGTCTTTTAATGTCGCTTTTGCTGCGGATTTTGCTACGGTTTTATCTCCAACAGCTTCTGCTTGGTCTTTAGACAGACCTGAATTCTTACGTTTTGCATTTGTTTTACGGGTTTGTTCAGCCGCCTCTTCAACGCTAGGTTTGCCTGCATTGGCACGACGGCGCGCTTCCTCTAGGTCAACATTAATATCTGCGCCCGAACCACCCGTAGCATTTAGGTTTTTCTTAGCCATTATTAACCTTTATTTCTCTTTAGTGCGATTGGCTTTGGTGGAGCAGGAGTTGGAATAGGCTTTCCAGCAGTCTTAGTAACAGGATTTTGGGTTGTCTTTTTAGCAGTTGTTGCTTTTTTTGTTGTCGGTGGTTTTGGAGAAGCGCCTGTGACGTAATGAGCATCTCCACGTTGGCGTGAACGACGTGGAGTTCCTGCAGGTTGACCCTTTGCACCACGAGCAGACGCAGTTGAGTAACCTACTCCAGCACCTGTTGGTTTAGTTTCCTTAGCAGCAGGCTTAGCTTTGGTTGTTGAGTCTGGCTCTGATTTCTTTGTTTTAGCGCCCTTTTCCATGGCAGACAAAAGCCCTTTAAGGGTTTGTGCCTGTCTCTTGTTAAATGTAGCTAGAGCCATTCCAGTAAGAGGCTTTCCATTACTATCTTTGGGTACAAAGTTTTTAGCGTTACGTGGCTTATATGTATTAACGTCAATGTCTTTAGACTTTAGTGGTTTTTTTTCTGCGGCCATGTTTACTCTCCTGCCTGGCTTGGTGCATCAATGGTGGTTGGTTTCCAATAGTGTGTTCTACTCAATTTTACCTGTTGTCCACTATTTGGGTCAATATCCCCAGCTACATATGGGACATTTTTCTGTGGGTGGACGTGCTGTCCCTTACTATCTTTAAATGCTTGTTGAGATGATGGAAGTTGCCTAACGTCCACTGCCCTCATACGAATTGCAGCTGAGTTACTTGCGTCTGAAAAAGAACGGACAGTTGGAGTAAGAGTAATCGCAGGTGTTCCTGTACGGCTACTTCTCTGTGGGCCTGCGGTAGCAAGGGCTTCTGCAATTTTGTGCCCCATGACATCGGCCATTCGAGGGTTTGTCCTCTTTAGAATTTCGTGGTTTTCATGACTAATTTTCATTTGCTTGGCTACGCCTGCAACACGGTCATTTGTAAGAAATATATGCCCTGGCATAGATTTTTCTTCAGTCAGTGGGTCAATGTCAACATCGTCTATAGAAACTTGTTTAGGCATACTTTCTGCAACAAGTTCATTTGCACGTCTACTGGCAGCTTCAAGCTCAGTTCTATCTACTGGATGTACCATACCTTCTGGTAATTCAGCTTGAACTTTATTATGAATAGTTATTAGGTGTCCAAGGTATCTAGAAACTTGTTTAGCAGTATCTGCGGTAGGATTTGCTACGCTAAATGTCGGCTGGCTTAGTGAGCGGTAATCAGGAATTTGATTACCTTCTTTATCTACTCCACGAGGAATCGCTACGTCAAGTCGCTCTTGTCTTGTCTGACCAAATTGTCTAGCAGCAATTTTTCCGCTAACTCCTGCATCAACCAAAACGTCTTGTGCGCCACGTGCTGACACACTTGGCTTTTCCCAAAGATTTGTTTTCATAATATTTGGAGCGTCTGGTGCAGATAGTGTTCCTGCCCAATCTCTAAGGTCTTTGGCATATGGATGTGTAGGGTCTTTTTGCTCAATTTTATCCGCAACTTCATGGGCCGCTGCTATTTGAGCGCTTATGTGTCCAGAGGGGTCATTGATAAAAGAGTTAAGGGCTTTGTGGGCCTTATCTGCAATGCCCATAATAGCGGAAAGACCTGCTGACCGCATAGGGTGCGAATCAGCCGCAGCCAACCTGGTTTCTTTAGGAACTCTAGTTGCACCAAATGCAAACCTGTGTGCGTTCTTTTCCCAAACTTTATCTCCAGCTTTGCGGCGATTTTTAGCAGCAGTTTCTTCTTTACGAGCTGCACGAGCTTCTGCTTTTAGTTCTTCTGGGGTCTTTACAGAAGTGTTTGATTGAGGAATGCCGTCCATGGAGCCTCGGGAGTTGTTGCGGTCTTCCGTCGCCATACGCTGTGCGACGTCTCGCTCAACCTGTGCAGCAGCGGCTGTTCCTGCACGCTGGGAAGTTGATGTGGCGATTACTCGGTTATAGCGTTCAATTTCATGTTGGTGCCACCCGTAAAAACGACCCCGACCAGTTTCTGCGGTTGCATTGTTTTCTTTAGTTGATTTTTTACTGGTAGATTTAGTAGCTGACTCTGCTGTCCCTGTTTTTCTGGCAGCTTCTTGGGCTTGGGCGGATATTAGAATGCCGTTTGCATCTACAAGGTTCTCAGTTGAAGGACTTGTTGTTGCTGGCTTAGATGTCTTCTTGACTTCGGTCGTAGATTCTTCTGGGGTAGGCTCGGGCTCTGCTCCGCCTACTCTTGTTAGAGCAACGGGGTTGTACTCAAAATACTTTTTAATTTTACGGGCCATTAGTTAGCTCCTAAGTCATTTCTACTACTACCACTATACCCTGCTGGACCGCCTGAAAACCAGGAAACTCGGGGTTCTGTGTAATTTCTATCGATACTTACTACATCATCAATTTCTGGTTGACGTCTCAATCCGTATCCCATTCGTGGTGGGAACAATTGAATTTGTGGAAGGTTTGGGCGTACCATCTGTTGAACCTGTGCCCCAGTAAGAGTGGCAACTACAAGTGCCTGCTGCGTTAAGCGCTCCTCATTAGATGACCAAGGACCGTTGTAAGTCCACTTAGGCCACCCCTGCTGGTCTGTAATACCATTGCGCCAAGGTTTTGTATAATCGTAATTACCATCAAACTGGGACATTATGACCACACAGGCTTTAAATAGTTAAGTTGGTTAGCTCGTTGTACGTTAATACTTCCAGGGGAATCTGAAACAAGGTTTGACTTACCATCATTAACTAGATGAGGGGCTGGAACAAAACGTGTGTCTTGGCCTGCACGTGGAATCATCCATACAACTGCACCATTAACGTTAACTTGTTTGGCTTTCATCTGACGCTTAATACTTGTTTCATTACTAAAATCTGGTGTCCAGTAATAGGCGTTGGGCTCAATGCGTTCGCCCTTGTGAACACCACGCTGATATGATTTTTGATTAACACGATTTTTAATTGAATCAAGAAGTCGGTCATCACGACGTGAACGAATAGTTCCTAGATAACCATCAGGGTATTCTGCAGAAGGTACTCGTCCAGTACCGATTCGCATAGCATCAAGGTCTCCGCGAGCAACTGGGCCTCCATAGCCACCTTGGTTGTTATAGCCATTAAGACCATTACCACCAATTGACTGCCAGTTTTGCTGCGGGCTGAAGTTATTGACTGACCCAGCCATTAGTCACCACTCATTGAGCTTAAAGAATGAGGCATTTCAACTGTAGCTTTGTCCCCAAATTGAAGAATACTTCCAACGTTCATAGCCCCAGCACCAGCAATTCGTCCTCCGCCATTCATTGATTTAGAATGCCAAACTGTTGGCAGAGAGGTATTTGTGCCTTCAGTTAGCACATTAGGACCCTCAGTAACAGATTGGTGCCCTGCAATAGAGCTTTTAATTAAATCGTCAGAATTTTGAATACCGTACCGTGCAGCGACTTCACCAGCAGGTGATGCTGGTGCTTGCGGTGTAGGTTGCGGAAGTGAAGGAAAACCTGCCATTGCACTACCTACTTAAATATTTTGGACGGACTGAATGCCTGATTCAAAGTTAGGGTTGGCACGACCAGCAACCGATGGAATAATGCGAGCATTAGCCATAGTTGGTCCAGCTGCAGGGTCAATCTGAACAAATGTAGACTTAGGAGCTACACGGTAAGTTGCACCGATAACTTCCTGGTTTACACGGTTCTGCTTTGAGCCAGGGTTGGTTGGGTCACCAGCCTGAACATTGTGACGTGGTTCCATTGTGCCACGTAGAGCAGGCATAGGAGTGGTTGCATAAGCATCCATACCCATTGCAATGCGGTGACTGCCCGAGTTGCTTGCGTCTTCATATGCCTCGTCTGAGGTTTGGTGCATACGTGCCATTGAATTACCTGCCGATTCTAGATGATTTGAGGGTGCTCCAGTACGACGTCTCATACCGTGTCCCATTGATGTCCAATTTGCCATTGGAAACTCCTTTATACATGTATTGAGTAGCGTTTAGCTCGCGGAGATTGCAAAGACAATTGCTGAAATCTCGCCATCACGAGATTCAATTGTAGTAAAACCAGGCTTGCAGGTTAGGTCTAATCCTCGTGGGGCCACATAGCCTCGTGCGATTGCTAGTGCTTTTACTGCTTGGTTTACTGCGCCAGCACCTACGGCACGAAGTTTTACTTCACGCTTGTCATAGATTGCATGGGCCACTGCCGATGCGACGGATTGTGGATTGCTACCTGCTGAAACACGAAGGAATGGTTCCTCTGTAGAAGGTAGGATGATTTCTTCACTCATTTGTAGTCCTTAAATATACGAGTTTATACGCCATCCTCGTTATTAAGAATACATAAGTTTTACTCTATAGAATCCCTAAACTTAGGGTCTTTTACTTTTTCTAGAATTTCTTTTTCAACAGCATCTATGGCTATTCCAGCTGCTAAACGGGCCAAAGAATAAGCATCCGCAGCATTGTCATCATTAAACTCTACGCCATAACGCTTGTATATTTGTAGAAGCATTTCTTGCTTCTTAGCCGTACCTTTTCCTGAGGCGTACTTCTTAAGTGTCATTGGGGGAATCTGTAGTGGGAGGATACTCCTCGACCAGAGCTCTAGCTTAACTGTGGCAGATAACTCACCTAATGCCAAAGCAGAGTGTGATGCTAAAACCGTGCCTTCTATGGCAACGTCTTTAACTATCCAGCCTTCTAGAGAAAACATTAGCCACATGTTATTTATCCAACCTTGTATGTCTGCTAGGCGTTGGATACCTCGATACTCGGATTTATAAACCCAAGTCTTGTGTTGTGAGGGGAACTCGACGGAGACCACAGAAAGAGCAAACCCTGTCAATGACTGGTCAATACCAACTGCAACTTCTTGGCTGCCTTGTAGGCCTCCGTCAAATTCCTTAACACTCATTGTACGACTTTCTTTGCTTAAGCGTTTACTAGTCGTCTTTTTTCAGCATCAAATTTCTTTGGGTGCTTTTTAAACGCTTTACCGTTATTGCGGTCTGGTCCTTTACGGACAGGAGCTGCTGGAGCTCCACCTCTACCTTTTGCCATCTTTACTCCTGTGGCCACTCGTTATCAAGAACCAGCATAGCAATGATTGCGTAGTTAGCCATGTCAAGGAATGAATCTTTTAAACTCTCATTCTCTGGCGTAACGCCACTATCAATAAGGTTATTGATACGTGCAAACTTATCCCACATACGTACTCTTAGTCCGTTCAGAGGTCCGCCAGGGCTCTGTGAGATGTTCTTTGGTCCGTAGTCCTTGTGCTTTTGTAGTAGCACTGACTTGGCGTGCTGGAACTTTTGCTGAACTGCTTCATCAAACTCACCAGTCGCACCCTTACGAATCATATCCACAATCTCCTGTGGCAAGTCCTTAACTTCTCCAAGAAGACTCATATCAGCTGGGTTGATACCCTGCTCCTCAAGCTCCATGTATAGTTCCTTCATTTTTCCCATTATTCACTAACCTTCCACATTTTTAGATACTTCATTAGTCCTTTAATTGATACTAGCACACCATTGCTTGCTGCGGAATGGCGGTTAGCAATAGGCTGCTTGCTCTTTGGTGGCTCTACCAACTCAATATAGTTTCGTAGTGCCTCAGTTTTAATCAACAGAATAGCTGTGCCATCTGGAGATGCCTGACCCCACCACTTAGACTGTGTTCCGTATACTCCCGATGGTACTGCATCTGATTCATCAGAACGACGGTACTTCTCAGTCTCTACGTAGAAATTGCCAGTCTCATTGGCACGGTAGTCAGTCTTGACTTCAATCGTAACGTTTGGGTCACGACTGTCCTCAAACAAAAGGTCAAGTAGTTCTTCCCCTACTTCACCACGCTCCATGTCACGGTCAAACCGTGGCTCGAATCCTGTAGCTTTCATACTAGTAGTCCTTTCTATTAATTGAGCGCCTTGTAATCTCACGGCTAACCAGAGAAAGGTCACGCTCGTGATTGTTAAGAAGCATTTCAACTAGCTTACGATAAGCATACTTCTCTTCATAGTCATTTGACAAGTCCACAACATCCTGATTAACAGAAATCTCTGCCTTGACAGTAGTTACGCGCTCGCCTTTTACCTGAGCTCCCATGCGTCGCACCAAAAGAGTGTTCTCAAGGAACTCCATTTTTTTAAGTACGGCACGTTCCTCTAGCTGTGCAACAGTTAGCTGAGATGCAATGTAGTCAGTCCAAGAAGTTAAACGAGTAAACAACTCGCCCAAATCCTCAGAGCTAACTGCAGTGATATCTCGTGGAAGTTTTACCTGCTCGTCTTCAGGCTTTTCAAAGGCCAGACCCCAAGATTGAAAACGTTCAATAGCACTAGACATTAGTCCTCCTTGTATGGTGAGCAGTAGTCGCAGGTTCCTCCAGGGTTGTTGTTGCAATCTGGCACTACCTTAGCTTCTACAGCTTTTACTACTTTTTCACAGTTGTCAAAGATGTGACGAACCAGTTCGTAGTCTGCCTTGACGGTAAACTCCTTGTATGACTGGTCAGCCTTGAGCTCGTAAATAAATACAATCTCGTTAACCTCGTGACCCATACGCTTCATCAACTCAAGGTACATTTGACCTTGCATAATGTGTGCGCTAAATGGGCGGTTGATGTTTTTCCATGCAGTAAACAAGTCTACGTCTTTCATTAGACCTGGGTCTGCATGGCGGATAGTTCCTGGACCAATTGTCTTAAGCTCAATCAGGCAGTCATCGCCAATCCCGCGAACCCAACCATCAGTGTGCCCCTTGATACGTAGAGCATCATCATAAAGAGTTACTTCACGGTATTCCATAGTAGGACGGTTACATGATGGGCAGTCTACTGGACCAAAATCAAATAGAGAAAAGTCGCAAGAGGTACAGCTAAAGCGACCATAAAGTACACCCATCTCCTGGAAGTAACGCTGCCACTTAGCATGGGCTGCGTGTCCCTCATCAAAGATAGACTGAAGCTTTAGATTTGGTTTCTTTGCAATCTTTTCGTGACCACTCAAAAGGAAGTATGACTCACGACGGCACCAATCTTTTTTAATAATTTCAGATGGGTGCAAAACAAGCGTACTGCGGTCTCCAACAGGGCGCTTTTGCAGATGACGCTCAATGTCACCAAGCAAACGAGTCTGCTTAGTTTTTGCATCCAAGAATCGTTTTAGTTCTGCGCTACTAGCCTTTACTACCATTTGTTTTCCTTCTTTCTTGAAAGACATACTCTTTCAAAGTCATACTACTTTTATATTGCCTATTCCATTTTCTTACTAGAGCATTACGTTCACGGTGAGATAGCCCTCCCCAGATTCCATGTTGCTCATCATTTAAAAGTGCATCCCATAGACACTCTAGTCTAACAGGACAAGGCGGTTTTCCGCTACCCCCATAACAGTAGGCCTTAGCAAGGTCTGCTGTTTTTTTATATAGAGCCTTATCTCTGGGTGGAAAGAATATCTCTGGCTCAGGTTCTGGAAGCCCTCTACATGAGGCGTCCTCATACCATCGCTCACTCGCCATTCTTTTCCCACATCTCGATGAAGTCCGTCTCTAGAAGTACTACGTAATCTTCGCCATCCAAGTGGATTCCAAATACAGGCAGCCTACCATCCATAATAGCTTCTGTGGTAATCTTTTGCAACTCCGCAGCTTGGATAGTCTTTGATTTTTTGCCTGTCCACTTGTGCTCAATCAGTAGTTCAGCATTGCGGACATCGCCCTTGCGAGACCAGAAGGCACCAGAAGCAGCGGTTGTTTGGCCTCCTACCGCCTTAGCGAGACGTTTCTCGTGCTTCTGGGACTGCTTTTGGCCCTCACTCTTCATTAGGAAATCCAATCTGGAGAGGTGATTACTTCGATAATTTCTTCGAGAATTTCTGCTAGAGACTCATCACCAAAATCTCTAAGGTCATTGATTACTAGCTGAATATACTCAATTGCTTTCTCAAGGTCTTTACTCATCTTGAATTCCTACAAAAGAATCGGGAGTGTTGAGAACCTTATCGCGAAGCTCCTCAAACAAATCAAGTTCTTCACGTAGGGAATTAGAAAAAGCTTCTTGCCCGTTCCACTTACGCTCACCGTAGTAAATCCATCCGCCCTTGCGTTCAACAATTTGCTTTACGATTGTCATAGCTGCAACTTCTTTAGCGGTGTCATAGTCACCCGCATCATAGATGCTGAATGGTGAGAAGTAGAAATCTACATAAGCTACCTGCTGTGGTGGAGCAGTCTTGTTTTTAATCACACGAATTTTAATACGCTGACCTACACGAGTCTTATTAGTTCCCGACCCTGCCTCAATCCACTCATCACGACGTACTTCTGAGCGAGTAAAGAATGCGTAGTTCTTTCCCTCACCACCAGGAGTAGTGCGTGGGTCTCCGTGCATTACGCCAATTTTCATACGGTACTGGTTAATTACAATACCTAGAATAGGGCGCTCAGACTCTACAAGACTGCGCTTCATTGCCATGCCCGCTTTACGGAAGAACTTGTTAGTAAGCAGGGCTCCACGACCAACGGTCATTTCGTCCATGTTTTTCTCGTTCTCAGGACCTGGAACTAGGGCAGGAAGAGAGTCAATAACGATAGCGTCAACAGATTTCGATTCAGCAAAAGCAATAGCCGCATCATACGCTTCCTCCATAATGTTAGTTTCGACAACAATTACACGACTTGTATCCACGCCACACATCTCTGCGTATTCTGGAACCCACTGCTCAGCAGCAATCCATACAGTCGTGTGCTCTGGGTCCTTGGCCTGGTTGGCTGCGATTGTCTTAAGTGCAATAGCAGTTTTGCCGTGCGATGGCTCTCCTACAAGTTCGTTCCACTGGTTGGTGGGGAATCCTCCTCCAAGAACGTAATCAAAAGTAGTAGAGCCAGTGGTTGAGCGAGTGATGAGGTCATTACGAATGTCCCCACCAATCACTACAACGTTCTCTCCAAAGCGCTTGTTAATCAGCGCCATGACTTTCTTTGCCTCTGCATTAATCACGGACAGACTCCAAAAGCTCGTATAGTGATACCCATACGTGATTTCCAGTTGGGTCAAATTTCCAGAAACCTGCAACATCATTGCGGGTCTCAAGAATGCCATGCTCTACGAGAGCTGAGGAAATCTTGGCACGCATGTCCAAAAAGGTTTGTTCTTTTACTAGTTTAACTTGTGATTCGGTAATCAATTTATTCTCCTATTCGTCCGATAATCCCTTGTGGATTCCAGTTGTTTGCTACGTCATTTCCTGTTGCTTGTCTTGCTGCTCCCTCGACATGTGCTCCAGCGAGGTTTCCGTATCTGCTACCCGATTGAGAAATGGGGTACCCACAATCGTAACATCTCGGTGCAGCATTTGCCACTGCCATGTAATTAACCGACCCGCAGTCAGGACACGTAGCAGTCTGTTTAGCTGACTGCGCACGCTCCGACGCTTGCGCTTGGGGCTGAAAGGAAGGCATCGGTGTCAATGGCCTCTGAGATGGCGGCATCTGTGGGGTAGGGTCAGGACGCCCCTGTTGTACGGGCTGCTGGTTACCCAGTTTAGAAGCCCACCAGTCTGCATTACTCATCTAGCCCTCCTTCTGGAAGCGGTCCGTAAGTACCCTCATATTCTTCTGCTGCTTTTAGCATTCTTTTCATAACGTTAGTCATGGTGCTGAGTTGCTTGTCGTCTGCTTCTTTACTTAGTTTAGTAAATGCATAGTCATACATAACAATCAGAGTGTTCATTTCTACAGTATCGAGTTTTACATTAAATACGTTTGTCATTTATACTTCCTAGGGATTTCTAGTAGACCCATGTCTACAAGTTGAGAGATAGTTCCGAGAAGGGCAGCAAAGCTTGATTGCTCCATCATTCGACGCCCCTCTCTCCACACATCTTCTGGAATAGATTTTAGTTCATCTCCTACAGAGGATTTTTGTATTTCTACAGCTCCTTCAGCAAGTAGTCGAGAAAAAGCATACAGCAGAGGGACTACATACGACAATTTTTCTACACGAATGTCGCTCTGCTCCTCTTCTTTATCCATAAGTTCATCGCTAATATTGCTGCAGCCAAGTATTACACTAATTTTGTGAGCGTTGGGCATTTGAGAGTCAAGCACCACACCACGAACACGTTCGCTAATATCTGCCATAGTTAGCTTTGGAAGTTTACTCTTTCCCATTATTTTGCCTCACCCCACTTATCCACAACATAGACCTCTGCCTTTAGAGGTACAGTAATTTCTTTCAGTTTAATACCCTCCATTGATGTACGGATAGCCTCAGCAACCTCATCAACCCTGTCTTCAGGGGCAATGGTTACCAATTCATCGTGAACCGTGAGAATAACATTGATATCGGGCTCATCGGTAAAACATGAGTGAGCACGTACCAAAGCTAGTTTCATGATGTCAGCAGCAGAGCCCTGAATCATAGTGTTGAAAGCCTGACGCTCTGCACGTGCCAGCAATCCCTGGTCGTTAACACGCAAGTCTGGAATGTAGCGTCTACGACCAAAGATAGTCTCAACAAATGGAACTTGACCAGACTCTTTTGCTAGACGAACAACCCGAGACTTGTAAGTAGCAATTGATTTAAACTTGGCCTCAAAATCACGGAGAAGTTTTTTAGCTTCTGGTACAGTACAACCAATGCTTGCTGCAATCTTGTCAGGACCTACGCCATATGAAATAGCGAGAACCAGAACCTTGCCTGCCTTGCGGTCTACTCCCATAGTGTCACCAATAGTTGTATAGATGTCTCCGCCGTTGAGATAGTTAGCCATAAGAATAGGGTCCTGAGAGAATGAGGCAATAACTCTAGGCTCAATCTGCGAGTAGTCAGCAACCACAAGCTTGTGGCCTGGAGGAGCCACGAACAGGTTACGTACCAGCTTGCCGTACTCACCAGATGATGGGATGTTCTGCAAGTTAGGCTCAGAGGAACTAAAGCGACCTGTCTCTGCACCGTGAGCCTTGAAGTTAGTGTGCACACGGTTATTAATAAGAAGAGACTTGCGCTGAGTCAAAGTAGTCTTGCCGTTTGTAACACGCTTGACTTCTCCGCCCTTGTAGGGAGTTACGTACGTAGTCATTAGCTTGTTCAAGTCGGAGTACTCCAGCAAGGCATCTACAAGAACATCCTTACCGCGATAGTACTCAAGAGCCTCAGCAGAGCATGAGTAATGACTCTCATTAAGAGTTTCACCACGCTTTTGAGCATCAAAGCCTTTAGCAGTTAGCACGTTTTTAAACTTAACGTTTGGCTTGATACGAGGAGACGTACCTCCAAACAACAATGCCTGTTTTGTTGGGACAGAGTTGATGGCAAATGCTTTGCCTGCTAGTTTATAGCATGCTGCTTCGGCAGCCTGCTTGTCTTTTTCAATCTGCTCAGCAAGGTCATCAAGAGTATCCTGGTCAATGTAAGCACCTGTAAGCTCCATGTCGCACAAAGCTGCAGTTACATCCATCTCAAGTTTCCACACCTTGTTGAGATTGCCAGTAATTTTTGGAGCAAGGGCTTTGTAAAGTTTCCAAGTCAGGTCAGCATCGATACCAGAGTAAGTAGCAACACTGCTAAACGAGTGTAGCGCAACGTTTTCTCCTACTCCCTTTTCCATATCAATGTTAAGTTCACGAAGAACACACGCCTTAAGATTCAGGGCGTTCTTGTTTAGATTATTTACAATAAAAGAAGCAGTCATAGTATCAAAGTATGGCTTTGAGGGGACCTTGCCACCGTAGTACTTAGCAACAGATTTCAAATCAAATTTTGCATTGTGGGCAACCTTAAGCTGTGTACCAAACATAAGCGGTTTGATTGCATCAAAGACTTGCTTGGGGGTAAGTTGCTCTGGGGCTTGACCAAACTTAGCGGTCCACTTGCGCTCATCTTTAGAGTAGTGGGAATCAAGTAGAGTTTTGCCATCTGCTACTCGACGCTGTCCTGAAAGAAGTAGTGGCTTATCATGACCCTCAAGGTCGCCATTAGGATGGCCCATAGGAATAACATCTACGCGGTCATCTGTAGCAAAAGAAATCCAGCACACATCATTGATGACTGGATAAAGTCTATTCTCACCGATAGTTTCGGTGTCCCATGCAAAGGCGTCAACCTTTGAGTAATAATCTACAAATTCTTGTAGTTGTTCTTTGGTAGTAATGATATTCATAATGCCCCTAGTAATAGAAGATGAAAGTGTGGGGGGCCAAGGAAAGAAAGGAGAAGACCTTGACCCCCCACGAGGGGAGTGACTAGGAAACTAGCGTACGAGCAAGCTCAAGCAGTTCTTCGCGGGGGCTCACGTAAACTGCACTTGCGTCGTGCTTACTTGCCGATACCGCAACAGTATCGATTTCCTCAGCGTCCAACTCCCAATCCTCTGCCAGGTCGCTGGCACGGACACGGTCAAGAACATACTGTGTCTGTGGTCCAGTACCAGTGCGGGAGATTGCCCAGTAGTACTTGGTCAGCGGTCCACGACGGGTGTCGTCGTTTGCTGCCTGAAGCTGACGTGCCAGTGTTGGTGGCGCAGTCAGAATCTGCACATTAGGGGTTTCTTCCGAAAGGACAAGAATGTTAAACGATGCTTTAGTGCGTGGCTTGTCGCCTGCAATCGTACACAGTGGACACTCGTCACCTAGACAAACGAATGAACGCTTGCCCTCTGAACGGTCAATCCAGTGCTGATTGTAGACAGCAAACGGCTCGTCCTCAAGAAAACGAACAAGCTGACCCTGCTCCGAGAAACGGAAGTCGGTAGGGTATTCACTGTTTTCGCGCTTCGGCTTAATGGAAGCGTTTACTGCTCCCCAACCTGCCTGAACCGTAGTTCCGTGCTTTGGGGTGTTGTCAACGGTGTCTTCAGCAAGGTAGCTGTTGGCGTCAACTGATGGGGTGTTAATCATGTTGTTATTACTTTCGGTAGTGAGGCTTTCGCTCTCGGTTGAATTTGAGGTCTTGCGACTCTCTATTTTGATTGTACAGCATCTCTCCAGCGTTCCACAAGAACATCTGTCAAGTCACTGTGTAAACTCCACTCTACACGAGGTGAGTTCAAAAGTCCACGACTCTCGAATTCCTCAATGGTTATTTCAATTAGTTCACGTGTGTAAACACGATTACCATTAACTTTTTTACCATTAAGGCTCTTAGAACGCAAACGGTAGGGAGCTCCTGGAATGTAGCCCTTCTTCTCCCATAGTCGGATGGTTACGATTTGTTTTTCTAGTGCTAATGCTAATGCACCAATAGTAAACACCTCGGTCTCCACCCCACGAATGGTTTTAATGATTGGGTTTGAGTCCCAGCCATTAGAACCAGTCATGGCTTTGGAACGGCGTTTGTCTGCTACTGGAGTAGACACACGACGTTGTTTCTTAGAACCAGGCGCACGGTCTAGACCCTCAAAAGCTTTGAGGATTTCTTCGTCTGAACGCATTCCTGGCATTTATTACTTCCTAGTCCACAAAGCCCATGTTACCTTAGTTGGAAACATCTCGTCAAGTTGTTCCTCGGTAATTTTGTCTTCGTAGTAGGCAGCCATCAAAGCGTCTTCATTGATGGTGCGTTTAAACTCGTAAACCTCAAGACCAAGACCCAGTTGTTCAATGATTTCATCTGCCTTGAGTTCATCAAGAACACGACTTGCACGGCGTTGCTTTTCAAGCACAGTTACACCATCGGCACTAAAACCTAGTGATAGTTGAATGTTGCCACTAGAGTCCTCTTGACCTTCAAGCTCAATCTTTTCCATGAACTTCTTGTTGAGTTCTTTAGCGCGTGCATCCATAATTTTGATGGATTCTTTGATACGAACAAACTCCCGTACCTGAGCTTCAAAGCTCTCTGGGTCAGCGAACTGACGTCCTTCTTCTGGTATTAATGCCATAATTGCCTCCTAAATTAATTTGTTACCTAAGAAGTCTATCAAACTTCCTACTGTTAAATCAACACCACCCTTGGAGTTGATATTAGAACCATCTAAGATAGCTCCAGCTATATTGCCTTTTTGTTTTAACATGTCGTGTTGACGTTGCTCAATCGACCCTGTAACTAATATATCTTGAATTGTAATTGTTGTCCAGTCGCTGGACGTACGATTTATTCTACCATTACGTTGAACTGCGAGTCCAGAACTCCATGGCTGGTCGTAGTTAATTAAGAGATTAGCTTGAGGAAGGTCAACACCATAACCCCCAGCATCAGAAGATACCAAAACTCTGGTGTCTTCTTGAGTCTGGAACGTGACCTTGGCTTCTTCTTTTTGTTTAGCATTCATCTTTCCTGTGTACCCAACAGCCCCATAGCCCTTGGCGTTTAACCTAGATACAATCTCATCAACAGAATCTAGATAAGTAGAGAATACAACGGCTTTGTATGTCGGGTCAATGTCAAGATGGTCTTGTAAGTAAGAGAGGGTGGCATCTAACTTAGGAGTTTTATGTAAGTCTGCTAAGTGTTCTGACAAAGAGTTTATATATGCACTGCCCTTACCAGTGTGGTTGTCAAACTCTGCGGAGCTCTTTTGTAAAACTTGTGGGCTAGAGCACAACATTCGTAAGGCCCCGATTCTAGACATAATCTGCCCCCGCATTTCATTGGCGGGGTCACCTGGGTCAAATGACTGTCCATAGTGTGCAGACAAACTAAACGAAGTACCAAAAGATTCTCTAGCTTCTATAAGTAATGTCATTAAATCTGTTGCTATTAGGTTGTAGAGTTTTTGAGCTTTATTATCTAGAGGTATTGTTAGTGGCTCACGATAAACGGCATCTGGAAGAAAAGGCTTAACATCCCCATCTTTTTGTGACTTTCGTACAGTGTGATTTTGAATTGTTTTATTTAATACAGGTAAGTTTCTGTATCTTTGAACTCCACCAAAATGATTACGAACAATAAAGGTTTTGTCAAAAATATCAAAGCGACCAAGAACATGTGGATTAACAAACTGCATAATAGAAAAGATTTCTTCTGGCCTACCATTTTCAATTGGGGTACCAGTTAATGCAAACCTGATATCAATATTTTTTGAAATCTCTTTTACTTTTTTAGCTCTTTTAGCACGAAAACCTTTTATAGCGGTCGCTTCGTCACAAACGATAGCATCAAAGTTAAAAGTTTTAATAACATCCCAGTCGTTTACCACCTGTTCATAGTTCATGATTACGTACTCGTAATCGAAAATCTGTTCGTATTGTTTGGCCCTTTGGGCTGGAGTTCCATCAATAACTAAAGCTGTAGAGTCACTAAATTTATTTATTTCTTTTTGCCACTGATACTTCAAAGAAGCCAGGCATAAAACTAAAGTACGAGAAGGAGAAAGCTCCTCCACCGCAGCAATAGTCATTGGGGTTTTACCTAAGCCCATTTCATAGGCTACTAGGATTTGTTTTGATTCAACCATCTTTTTGACGGCATCAACTTGGTAGGGTTTAAGAGTTCCCTTGAACATAAGCAAGTTCTCCGAGTACTGACGATTTAGCATTCGCAATTCCCCATGCTAGTTGCTCGTCTGTAAGGTCGCCTGGGTCTTTTGCTCCACTACTACCATAGTTGAAAAAGAACAGATTTAAACCGTATTTGCGTGCAAATTTACGCATCTCATTTGAAGCTTTCATTCCTGCTGCATCGGTGTCAAATGCACAAATAATTTTGTCTGATGAACGAAGAAGTTTTACTTGTTCTTCTGAGACAATTGCTCCGCAAGTTGCTACAGCACCAGGGATACCAGCACTAGAAATACGCAAGCAGTCAAGAGGAGACTCAACGACAATAGCCATGGATTCATTTTGTTTCTCAATTCCAAATAGGGTAATAGATTTTTTTAGTCCAGCTGGACGATTAAAGAATGTACGAAACTTAGTTCCCTTTTCTTGCCAACCAAGAAGCTTGCCACTTTGAGGTTCACGCAATGGAAGAATCCATGTTTCTTTTTTACTATCCCACAAAACACCGTACTCGTTTACCGATTCAATAGTGATGTTTCTAGAAACTAGTTGCTCTTTAGTTGGTTCAACAAAGATTGCTAAACGAGCCTCTGACATTGCTAGTGGTTTTGGAGCTTCTTCAATTCTATTGGGAAGAGCTTTGACCATCTCCAAAAGTTTTTCTACAGGAATAGAGTAGATGTCGGAAAGCCATGCACGAGCAGCTGCATAATCATATGAATACGAGCCATCATAGTTCTTGAGGTAAAACTCATTTACATCGCAAACCAATTGCGCAATGTTGCCCTTGTATCCACAAGAAAAACAAATGTGCATTCCAGTCTCAGTGTTAATCCACCAAGATGGAGAATTATCTTGTTTACCAGTGCGAGCAATGTGACCTGGGCAAAGACCATTGGCCTCATGTCCTCGTTGGCTAACTTCGATACCTAGCGCATCAAGCGCTTTAACTACATCAATCATTAGATTTTCATGCTGTAAGGAGTGCAATACTTACAGCTGTCTTTCTTTGCATCGTCGTGAAAACACCCAGTGTCCCATCTCCAAGTAATTGAGTTAGTTTCAGGACCACAGTTACGAGCCTGAACAACCTTTAGTAGACGAACCTGTTCCTCATCTTCAACTGGCTCAAGACCCAAGATTACATCGGAGTCCTGAAAAAACGATGAAGAGTAACCAATAGAGTCCGCAGAAACTTTACCGCCCTTCATCTTCCAAAGAAGAGTCTGAGTAGAGATAACTACAGGAATGTCGAGCTTTTGTGCAACACGCTTCAATGAACGAGTGATATTAGTCAAAGCCTGCGGAGTGTTAGCCTCACCAGTAACCTGGTCAAGCATAAGATACACACCATCAACAAAAAGAACGTCTGGCTTCAGCTGCTCTGCTTTTGCGAGCAAAGAGTCTACAGTCAAACCGTTTACAGCATCAACAAAGTGAAACGGGTGTTGAGACTTCAGGTTGTCAATCACGTTAATCAAACGGTCTTCTTCAATATCATTCAACTTACCTAGACGAAGCTTGTCGCTAGGAACGTGAGCAGTCATAGCCAAGTAACGCTGAGTCTGCTCGTGGTTGTTCATCTCAAAAGACTGAAACATAGGAACCTTGCCAGAAGCATGAATGTTTGCAGCAATTCTCAAACAAATTTGAGACTTACCAGTTTTAGGAGGAGCAATAACAGTAATCAACTGTCCACCTTGCAGACCAGCCGTTGCCATATCAATCTTCTCAAAGCCAGTAGGAATACCTAGAAACTCAGAGTTTTGAACGAGCTGGTATTCTTCCCAAAACTTGTCTGGGTTCTTGGTCAAGTCAATGTGAGTTGTTCCCACAATACCTTGGTCATTAACCAAAGTAATCGCTTTGCTCATCTCAATAAGCGCTGATTCATGGTCATTGAGGTTAAGCTTTTCAACTACGTTCTCAACACCGTTACGAGTAATAGTACGGCGACGGAACTCAACCATCTTGTCAATCAAGTAATCAAGGCTGTCTTCAACCTTAAGAGTCTTGAAGTTTGGGAAGTTGTCATTGACCGCTACTGCAGTTGGGACCTCACGATAGTTTGCGTAGTGGTCACGAACAAACTTCCAAACACGACGCAAGTCATCATCAACAATCCAGTCGTCTTTGATGCCACGTTCCAAAACAGGAATAATGTTCCTGTCAAGAATTATTTTACTTACAAGACGATACTCGTTATCTGCTGCCATTTTGCCCTCCTACTTTTTTAAAGATTCTCTAGTTCGATTCCTGCAGAACCATATCTTGCCACACGTTCCCTAATATCCACAACACCTTTCAAATTATTGCGGTAAGGAAGTTCTCCAATAAAGTCCTCGATGTCGTTGTAGAGTTCCGCATAGTTAAATGGGTTACCTCCACGACGGTCCAACTTATCCATTACATCATCTAGTTTCTTCTGTGTCCAGAGCTCGCTAGAAAAACCAGCCAACTCCACTGATAGTCCATACTTGTTTGAGATGTTCCAGAGTTGTGAAAGAGCAAGGTTCTTTAGTCCCCTTACTTTTCTTTCTGTTACTGGTGGTAGAAATATTTTGTTAGTTGTTTCAACATCTGAATCAAGAACCACGTCTACTAGAACAATGATTCGTGGAGATGTTTCATTTGAAATGTCTCCGCCCTTCATTCAAGCACCTCTACTGGAGCATACTTAATAATGAATTGTCTAAAAGCTTCTGAGTTTGCCATAGCTTCATAAGCCTCTTCATCTGGAACATTTTCGGGAATACGTATTGCGTAATGTCCTTCGTTCTTTTCCATGTGTTCTTTTACGTAATTAACGTGCTTGCACCTTGCTCTAGACATGAATGATGGGCAACTACAGCGCACTTTTTTATTATTTTCCACATCAATTTGAACTTCACAAACACCGTCTTCAGACAAAAACATTTGAACGGTTCTCCAGTCAATATCCATTTTTTGTCCCTTCATTATTTCTTGCGAAGGTCTTCACCCTTGATACGGACACGAATAAACGCTTCGTGTGCAAAGCTGCCCATAGCTTCGCCATACTGTTCTTTCCAAACTTCACGGGCCACGTTTGTAGTGATGATTGTTGGGAGTGCTTTGTCATAACGACTACGAAGAATCTCATCAAACGAAGTGTCGTCATACTTTGAACCATATTCCTTGCCAAGGTCATCAAGAACCAAAACACGGACATTCAAGTGGTCATCTTTTGCACGACCATGAAACCCCTCCATCTCTCGATAAAGGTCTTTCTTGCTTTCAGAGTCAGCGTCAATCAAAGCCTTCTTGCGAGAAAGAAATTCTGGGAAAGTCATGTAGTAAACAGGACGAGCATTCATCCCATAGTTTTCTGCACTCATTCCAAGAACCTCACGAGCCTGGTCGTTTTCTTCTGGAAGACGACGAACAAACTCCATCAAAGAAGTTACAGCATGCGTAGTTTTTCCTAGACCTGGACCACCATCAAACAAAAGTCCAACGCCAGTAGTTCCTAGTCCACCTACCTGCTTGATAACCTCGCCATCAAGAGCCTGCTCTAGCCAGTCCTCAATGATTGCAGGAAAACTGCCCATGGTCTTTGCGATATCCGATGGCTCAAGACCAAGAAATCTGCGTGGAATGTTTGAATTTTTAAGCAACCAGTAGCGCTTGTTGCTTGATAGTGAATTGATGTCGTATGACATTATGCCCTCCTTAGTTTTTCTTCGTAACGTTCTAATGCTGCCCTACCTGGCATAGAGTTGTCAAACTCAGTACCATCTGATGCTTTAATAACTTCATCCATCTTAGTCTCAACCACAGTTACTGATGACTGCTCAGCTACAAAATTAGTGATTGCATTCAAGAAAACTCCGTGAGTATTTTTTGGAAACTTACGAAGAGTAGCGACGTTTCTAGCATCTGAAAAGAACTTGTCCATTGCAGCTATTTCTACTGCAGCAGTAGTCCCATACTTCTTGCGGTTAGTAGCTAGAGCAATGGAAAGGCGTTTGGTATTGACCATCCCTGGAACTCCAGGAATCTTTGCATAAACACGGCTTGCAAATTCTGAAGCAACCATCTGTGCAGTCCACGATTCAGTAGGACGCTCACTACGGTGTGCCTTTGTCTTTGCCTGCTTTTGCGCTGCTGGTAGTTCGCCCTCAAGCAAACCTACACCAGCAATATCATCGTCATCATTCCAACGATTAACCATCTTGCCCTCCATCGGGGCCTTGGCCCCAAAAGAATACGAAGTATTCTTTACTATTGTCTTATCTGTACCAGTAGTAACAATTACAGTATTACTATCAGCTGTTGATGTTGCATCTGTGAAACATGGTACAACACTATTTGGTGCTGTGTCAACACCCTCATGTTTATTTTTGAAACATGGACTAATCAAACGATAATTGTTTTTATGGAGCTTGCCAAGATTGCGCTTGGTGCGGTTAATTGCTAGCAGACCCTTTGACTCTAGCACAGACATGTCCCGCCACAATGTTGTGCGGCTAAGGCCCGTTGCTATTCCTAAAGTATCCATGGTTGCGTCTACCCCACCATTAGAATCTGCCATTCGATTCATAATAGCAAACAGGTAGAATTCATTAGGTTTTAGACCCATGTCCAAAACCTCATCAGGTATTTCCAATTGCCCTCCTAGTAGTTACGTCTGGAAGTCTGAACAACAGTTGGTTTATTAACCAACTTCATCAGAGCCAGAGCTATAAAACTAGCAGCTGGGGCAGAAATAAACAAGTGCAACTGAAATCCAGAAAAAATACACATTGCAAGTGTGGCAAGAGGAAGGGTAAAAATTCCTTTAACAAATCCCGCAGGAATAGTGAGAATCAGTAAAATAGCTTCAACAATATATGCCACTGCACTACCAGCAAGCACTACTTCAAAAAAAGTTTCCATGTTTCTATACTACTATGAAATTCCATATGGCAATATGCCAGAAGGTCCATACGCATTTGTAACTCCAGCAGAACCATTTCCTGCCGTAATTACGTAGGGGGTGTTTATTGGAAGAATATTACTAATTTGATATTTTAAAAGTTCAATATTATTTGTAATATCTCGGTATAAACCACAACCAAAATTAGCAGAAGTAATATTATTTATTGAAAAAGTATTTGGAGTAACTCCAGGTTGAAAATAATCAGTTGCAGAATAAGTATTTTCAAGTTGAGGAGATGAAACTTCTACTATTTGGCCAGTGCCAGTTCCCGAAATTCCCACTAAATAACTAAAGTTATTATAAGAAGTTGTTGTTTTTGGTACGTACAGTGTTGTTTGAAATCTTTGCCACGTAGTTGTAAGAGTAGCTGTAACAGTAGAACTTATAACCGAAGTGGGCCAAGAATCAGAGGAGTATCCTTGAATGTAAACAGAAGTATTTAAATTTGAACCAGTAGTAACTCTCGCATACACAGAAAAAGTTACATATACTCCAGAAGGTGCGACTCCAAAAGTAATTGGGACCTTGCTCAAACTAAACGCTGTTGAACTAGTGGTAGTTAAAGCTTTGGCGTTTGATAGTGCGAGTGCTCCAGCATATGGTAGTGCTGAACCAGTAGTTACCGATGACCAACTTCCACCAGTACCAGTCCACGAAGGAAGGTTACTTCCACCATCGTTAATATAATTAAGTTTATTAGGTAATAGCCTAATTTTTACAGAGCGAGCATCTCCATGGTAAAATCCATCATACATTTGTATGTAGCTAATACCTGTGTATGTACCCAAAACAGTAACCATGCTATTTGATGCGGAAATAACCTCTGCAGCAGTTCCATTAATATCAATTATATCGCCTAATTTATACGGCATATTAGTGCCATTGTTGTATTCATTGGTCAAAGTTTTAGAAAAAAATCTAGTACTAGTTAACTGATTATTTCCACCAGCACCCGTTCCAGTAATACTTGAGATACTTACTACTGGAATTCTTTTAACTACACTAATTTTATCTACGTAATAAGTTCCTGCAGTTTGCAAAACAATATTGATGAACATATAAACTGCGCCTGTAGGTGCCTGAATATTTTTATAACTTAAATAACTACTAGTAGTTA